AAAACCTTCTTTATGGTAAACCTTGCAAGAGGTTATCTTAGAATGAAGAAGTCAGTATTATATATTGATACGGAAAATGGTCAAGAACAAATCATGGACCGTTTCATTCAATCCAGTATCAATAAAACTAAGAAGGAATTATACTCTGGTGAGTATGATAAACTTGAGGCAAAGCATTTAAGGAAACTTGCAAGGTTTGGAGTTGAATTAGTAGTTGAGCGTGTACCAGCGATGATTACTAATACCACTTATATAAGGGAAAAGATAATTCAACTTCGTAATCAAGAAATCGATATTAAAGTTCTTATGGTTGACTACGCTGGTAAACTTGCATCAATAGCGGGGGATAGGGAAGATTTCGAAAGAATATCTAATGTATACGTAGATCTTCAGAATCTGGCAGAGGAATTACATTTAGACATTATATGGACTGCTCATCACATTACTCGTGAAGGTAAAAAGCATAGGCTTACTCGGTATGATGAGAATGATATCTCTGGTTCAATTGCAATCGTTCGTAATGCCCAGGTTATCATGGGTCTTAACTCTACTGAGCAAGAAGAGAAAGATAATATTCTTCGAGCTGAGATAGTAGTACAAAGGGATGGTCTTCCTTCCGGTAGAGCATTATTCAAATGCGATGTCGAAAGGCAAAGATGTACGGAATTTACAAGGGAACAACGTAAACAATATGATGAAGTGTATTCTGGAGTATTAGATTCTATGATGAAGAGTTCTAAAGATAATCCCTCTGCAAATAAAGAAAAGTATGAGAAGAAATCAGGTGATATCTAAAAGAAAGTTAATCTCTAATATAGTAGGGTGGCCAGATTATTATATTTCTAAGAGAAGTAGGTTATATAGATACTACCCTAAAAGAAAAGTATGGATGTTATTAAAAGGTACCATCAATTGGGGTAGGATATATCATATATTAAGAGATAGTAATAAACATAAAAGGATTCAGGCTTCTAGATTAGTAGCCTTAGCTTGGGTACCTAACCCAGAGAGTAAACCTCATGTATGTCATAAAGATAATAACCCTTGCAATAATATACATACTAATCTTTATTGGGGTACACAGAAAGAAAATATACAACAGTGTATCAGGGATAATAGATTTAGACCTCAAGGTAAAGTACCCATATCTAGAAAGGATATACTTAATCTTAATAAAGATTATTTAAACGGTGTTACTATAAAGGAACTAAAACAGAAATACAATATAACCCATATTCATAGATACGTTAAAGAAACTAAAAAGAGATATAGATTAGGACATGATAGGGTACGAGAGTTAATTAGGGATAAAGCCAAGGGTTACTCCAATAAAGAATTGGGAGAAAAGTATAAGCTAAGTAAAGCTAGTATTAGTCACTACTTAAATAGAAGTTTATGAAAATAACAAATCAGTTTAAGTCTAAGCTCAAAACTTATTTCATTAAAAGACTTGGAGGTTACGATTATCGACATGGCTGGATGCGTATACCAACTTGCCCCTATTGTGGGAGAGAACATAAGTTGGGAGTTAATCTTTCTATGTATAGAACTAACTGTTTTAGATGTAATGCCCATCCTTCTCCTGCTCAATTAATAATGGACATAGAAGGATTTACTGAGTACCATGAACTAATTAATTTTTTGAACAATGGCCAATTTGATGAACTACAGTTTAAGGAAGAGAAAATCGAGCTTGCCGAAAGTAAGCCCGTATATCTCCCTGATGGATTTAGAAATATTTCGCTCGGAGACAGCCAACTTGCAAAAAGCCTTCGAGGATATGTCAAGAAACGTGGCTTTAACATCGAGAAGTTTTCAAGATGTGGTATCGGATATGGAACAATGGGCACGACATATGGGTACCTTATCATCCCGTTTTATTATCGAGGACAACTTAGGTATTACAATGCTCGAAATGTTATCGGCAAAGGGCCCAGATATAATAACCCAGACAAAGACATCACCGGTTTGGGAAAACAATTTATCATCTTTAATCATGATGCGTTGGAGATGTATCGGTCGGTATTCATTTGCGAAGGGGCACTTAATGCTCTCACAATTGGGGATAGAGCAATTGCCACAATGGGCAAAGCTATTAGTCAGTACCAAGTCAATGAACTACTTAAATCCCAGTGCCAAAGATATATTATCCTTTTAGACCCCGATGCCAGGTCTTATGCTGTTAATCTCGCACTTAAATTAGTAGCTTATAAAAAAGTCAAGGTAGTATTTCTTCCAGAGGGTTTTGATGTAAATGATTTGGGAAAGAAACAAACACTTAAGCTAGTATATCAAACAAGGTATCAAAGTTATCAAGAATTGATATCAATCAGAAACTCATTGAAATAGGGAGTTCCTATTATATTATAAAATAATATATTTATGCGTGAACCATCTATCCATATAACTAAGTCTCAATTTGAGGAAATATTAAATACCTTAGAGGTAGATAATTTCCCAGTTGAGGCTTTTTTTGTTATTGCTCGAAAGGAGGCAATAAATCATAGAGCAGTCTTAGTTTCTAACAATAAGAATACTAAGAAAGTTTCTAACATTTTACTAGCATCCAAGGGAGATGCTGCCCTTGTTGCTGATATTTTATACGCAACTCGTATAAAGTTAAAGCATAGGGGAGTTCGTAAAATAAATGAGAGTAATTCCCGAGAATGGGCAAATTGTAAAAAGCTTGCAGAAGTATGTAATACCTTTTGTGAAGATTTTAAATTTGATACCCGGGAAGGTTTTATTAAATACATTGAGACTGGGTTAAAGAGAATGACTGATTATCGTAATGTTATGCAAAGGTTATTATCCATGCAGGAGAACATTACTAATCAGGTAGAGGCCGAATTAGAACTCAAGGGGGATAAGGACCCAGGCTTTACCAAAGACATCCATGATGAATTCATAAAAAGAGTTGCTAGTGTTACTGGTATTTATGAATCTTATGAACATCAGCCAGAGAAATATGTTCACTTTCTTAGGATTCATAATCTAATGGATGAAAAGGATTGGAATGTATTTCAATTTTTGGATGCCCAGTTCGAAGCTCTTGCTTGGTGTAATGGATTACCAGAACCCAGTCAGATGTATAATGATAAGGCTATCGAAAGATATAATAAATACTTATATAAAAATAAAGATAAACGAACCTTAGACGAGCCTCAAGTAGAGGGGAGTCTTTGGGATAAAATAAGAAAATGATATGAAAGGTTTACAATTTTTCGGAAACAGAGTAGAGGATGCAGCTAATGCTTTTATAGATGTCCTCAAGTATTCAGACCAATCGGTAACTTATCCAGATTTTAAGGATATCGACCCTTGGCCTGATGAGATAATTAATATGTTCTATGTGATTTGGAAGAATGCCAAGTTCTCAGAACTAAGTGCAATTATTATGTATACCCAACAGTCTTCTAGATTCGATGAGGAACATCATATCAAACTTCTTAAGGAAGCAATGGGCATGGATAAAGCCACTAGGGGTGTAACGGTAATTATCAAATGAGTAAGATAATTATTCAGAATGGGAATATGTGCGAACTTGACTTACCTCTTAAGTTCGCACAGAAACTTTATAATGAGTTTGCCATTCGACATCCGAATGCTTTCTACTTACGTACAAGGCAAAGAGGTATGCAGAATTGGGACGGTAAGATTCATTACATCACCAAGACTGGGCAATTTAAAATAGGTTTACTTCCCAAAGTATACGATATGTGTATTGAGATGGGGATTAAACCTAAAGTTGTAGATATGAGACAACCTTTACCTAAAGTCAGTAAAGTAGTTACGAATATAGGCAAATATAAATTAAGACCAGAGCAAGAGAAAGCTGTTAAGGCAGTTATCAATAATAAGATAGGGAATACACCTTTTCATATTGGCGTATTAGATTACACTGTTAATGCAGGTAAAACACTTATCATGTCGTCTTTATATTTATCCTATAAGAAGCAGTTAAAGACTTTGCTAATAACTAATGATTCGGATTGGTTAAATCAAGCTAGAGAAGAATTTAAGCAATATCTTCCCGGAGAAGATATCACTTTTGTTCAAGGCAAGGTTTTAAACTGGAGTAACTTTACTATAGGTATGGTTCAATCTATTTCGAGAAATATGAGATTCTATCAAAAGGAATTATCTCAAATAGATATGGTACTTATAGATGAGGCTGACCAAGGAGGTAGTAAGCAATATCAGAATGTAATCACTCGGTTATTTAATACCAGAATTCGTATAGGATTATCTGGTACGATTTATATGAGTAAGCTTGCTAAGGATATGGTTAAGAATATGAACTTAGAATGTTTCTTTGGTAAAGTACTTGCTGAGTTCAAACTCAAGGATTCTATCAAAAAGGGTTACTCAACAAAAACCGTTGTAAAGATGGTACCTGGTAAACCCTGGTATGGTAATTGGGAATCTGATTGTATTTCCTATAAGGAAATATACGATGATTCAATCACCAATTGTTATACAGCTTGGTTAATGGCTTATAATAGATTACTATGGAACCTTAATCAAGGCAGATACCCTGCTCTCGTAGTATGCAAGCATATTGCACATTGTGAAAATCTATATAAGTTCTTTAAAAAGAAACTGGGCGATGCCTATAATATTGCCTATGTGCATGTTAATACTCCTTCTAAGTTAAGACAACAAATAATGAAGGATTTTAGAGAAGGTAAAATAGATATCCTGGTATCAACTACAATCATTGCTCGAGGTAAAAACTTTCCTAAGCTTAAGTACTTACTCAATACCGCAAGTATGGATTCACAAGAAAAATCCATTCAATTCCTTGGTCGTTTGGTAAGAACCGATGAATCTAAAAATAAGGTATACCTTGATGACCTTCATTATCCTGGGAATTATTTAGATAGGCACGGTAAACATCGGAAGCAATATTATCAGAGACAAGAATTGAAAGTAATACTGTTAGATAAGCTATGGAAGAAACATCCTAACCATAGCCTTATTAAGAGTTAACTAGAAGTACTATGAGTATTTACTTTTTCTCCGTAGGAGGAAAAGAAGATTACAATCAATAAGCATATAGGCATTATGAATAATGATAAACTAATATGTATCAGAGATGAAGATGATACTAAACTAACTACTCTCTTATCAGAAGGTTGGAGGATAATCCAAATCTCTGCATCAGGTATTTATTGCTGGGTACTCTTAAGGAAAACCCAATAACACTAAAAAGAAAATTAAAGGCTTTCAGTGATGGAGAAATATATTTTAATTACAGCGGTTGTTATTATGATAATAATACTCGCTTTAGACTTCATATTTTCTAAGGATGGTTATCAATGTCATTCATGTAAGAAACGTTTTCATAAAGAGGATTTGGAAATCAAAGGATGGCATTTCAAAGAATGGGTCTGTCCTAATTGTAAACACCTTAATTATACTTATGATGAGGAAGATTAAAGAATGGTTTAAGTCTCTCGTTGTTGGGGAGGTACCCAACCCTAAACATGTATTCAACTGTAGAGATTTGATATGGATATCAAGCTTGGAAACTTCTCAAAATACTCCCGAATGCTTTACTCATTATTTCTATCTGTACTGGAGTAATGGTATGGTAGTCAAAGTATGTCAAGAGAGTCATGATAGAAATTCATACCAAGAATTATATAAACTCAGGGAACTATTTATTAATAACATGGGTTATTCCTATGTTCCGATAGAAGATAACAGTGAGATATACATTTATTATAAACGTAAAAAGGATATATAATGGCTAAGAAAAAGAAACAACTTCCTGACTTATCGAAGCAAGATATTCTTACTCCCATAGATTTAAGTACTCTGGGGACTAATGGAGACCCTTGCTTTGGTATTGGGTATGATTTATCAACTAAGGAATGTAAGCTATGCGGAGACTCAGAATTATGTGCATTTAAGATGTCACAGAATTTGAATATCACAAGGAAAGAACTTGAACAGAAGAATCAATACAAGGATTTAGATGTACTTGAAGATACCGTTGGTATCAAGAAATACATCCGAGGCTTGATTCGGAAAGGGAAAGACAGAAAAGAGGTTATTACCAAAACCGTTGAGAAATTCGAAGTACCAAGAAAACGTATTAGAGAACTTTATAAAGAGTGTACTAAATAATGAAACCAATAGAGATGATATGGGCTATGTTCAAGGTATACCTTAACAACCCAAACTATTTTGTAAAGCAAGAAGATGTACTTGCTAATTTATGTATGGAGGGTTCTACCGATGTAATCAGGATGTGTAATTCATTGGGAGTACATGTTTCTAGACCCGAGAAATTAACCTTTGGACAACTTTTACGTAAATGTAATATATTATGAACAGATTTAGATTTATCAAAGTAAGGGAGGTAATATCTCCCAACAGAGCAAACCCAAATGATGCTGGGTTAGATTTTTATGTACCAACTGATTTATACCCAGAGCATATTCATTCTAAAAATGAATTCGACTCCGAAGGTTATGATTTAGATGTTCCTTTTGGTGAATCCTTTGTAAGGCATATAGCTTTAAAACCAGGTCATCGTATACTTATCCCATCGGGTATCAAAGGTTTGCTAGAACCTCCTGCATCTATGTTAATGGCAGCAAACAAATCTGGTATAGCTACTAAGAAAGGGTTAATCTTTACTGCCGAGATAGTGGATTCCCCTTATGTTGGAGAGATACATATTGGGATATATAACACTTCTCAAGAAATTCAGGTTATCGAGGCTGGTCAAAAGCTGGTACAATTTATTCATGTACCCATTTATATTACCGAGCCAGAGGAGATTCAGCAAGAGGAGTTTTATATTGAATCACAAATGTGGGGAAGCAGAGGAGATAAAGGATTTGGTTCATCTCAAAACATAAAATAGTGGACATAAGGAATATAAATGAACAAGTGCCTCAGGTAGAAGAAACTGAGGCACGGATACTACAAGAAATGTATGATCTTGGGATAGAACAATTCTCTGGATATAAATCTATAGAGAAGTTACCAGATTATCCTTTAGATATAAATAACCCAAAGAACCAAGTTATCCTAAAGGATTTTATTGGTAGGGTTATTGAGGAATTAACCGAAGGATTCGAATCTACCGATGAAGTAGTATCTATATATTGTGATTATGGATGGAATAATGATTGCTTAACCTCAGAAGAATACACTCAGGTATTAAATCATCTAGCAAATGCAAATGAGGAACAAGCAGATGCCTTGGGATTCTTCTTTACTTTGCTTTTGTATTCTAATATATTGCCAGAAGATATATTAAAATATCAAGATGCCAAGAGTTTATTTGAGGTAATGGCAATTGGAGTCAAAGACCTACTCATCAAGTACCCAGATCATCGAAGTGTAAGGAAATATCCTATATTAAGTTCAACTGATTGGGCAAGAGAGGATAGAGCAGAGTATGATAAGATAGTTTCTTATACCCCAGGTTTTCATGAAATGAGCGAGATATCTCATGAAAATGAGAAGCTATATTTATGGGAAGTAATATATGAACTCAATAAAGCAAGGAACTTCCTTAAATGTAGACCCTGGAAACAAACTCAAGTAATGACCAAAGAAATAGATTTTCAGGAATCATTAGTAAAAGCTTTCTATCTCTATATGGGATTCTTAGCCATGAATGGGTTTACTCCTTGCGGATTATTTAGTTTATTCTTTAAAAAACAACGTCTCAATTTATGGAGGCAAACTACAAATTATTAGTAACCAATTAAAAATCAGCCAATTATATGTCGGGTTGGAATAAGAAATTAGAGGGGCTTCAACTTAATACGGAGGAGTCCCTCCATTCGTTAGAATTTGCTACTTCACAGGAAGCATGGGAAAAACTCAATGAGGGATTCCTAAGATTAGACCCAATCCTATTTGGGAAAGGAGCTATGGCTAATAGTGGGGTAGCAGTAGTGTATAATGTATTTATAAAAATACGAAAAGCATGGGTAGACCCCGAATTTGATTATGGAAGATGTTTCAATTACAAAGAAACTAAGTGGACTAGCTTATTGAATAACTACATAGATTTTAATAAGCTTGACTTGTTGCGTAGTAAACTGAGAGTACTGAGAAATAAGTACAATCAGAATTACAATATAACTTATATGTTTAACAATCATCATGATAACGGTAAACAATGTCTAATAGCTGCGACTTTTTCAAAACGATTCGGGGAGGACATCCCAGTTATTACAATGGTAGTTCGGGCTTCGGAAATTACCAAGAGGTTAATATTCGATTTCCTATTAATTCAACGAATGTCAGAGTACGTATATGGGCCGGACCAGTCAGTACAAATCAACCTATTTGCGACTCAAATGTACGGAAATGTGGAGACACTTTTAATGTATCATACCCATAAACCTTTGAAGAAGGTACTTAAAGGAGCAGAGGAGAATTCATGGAATAAGAGGATAAAAGAGATATGGAAAAAATTCCAAAAGGGCACAGAGAAGGAATTCTCTTCATTCAAGGTATTCTTTAGAAGTTTTAAAGTGCTTCGACCAGATTTATATGAGGAAACATATAAATCAATGAAAGCAAAAGAATTACTTCTTGAATACGAGGATATAGAATATCCTGAGAATGTAATCTCTTACTCTCAACGTAAAGCCTATAAAAAGAAACTTTTAAAACAAAAGAACAATGGAAGCTAAGGAATTTTTAAATCAGAAGCGGATAGGATTAGTAAACAAATTTTATTACCAAGTTTTAGAGATTAAAAAGAACGGTGCAGAACCAGATATACCCTTGTTAATGAAAGAGGTAGAGGATTTTGATAATTTTGTATTTCGCTACTGGCATATGACCTGGGTTAATTCTACAATGTCATACAGTTAAATATTTATATAATATGAGGATATATTCTAACAGTTTTGAGTTAATGTCCGAAATGGGCAGAGAACTCAACAGTTATGGTCAAACTGTAAAACCAAAGACCTATCAAAATAAAGTGATTGAAGGTAATGAGGATTTTATTACAAAAGAACTCATTTGCCAACAATATTGTTTAACTTCACTTGGAGACCCAGTATGGTTATTCATATTCTCTCATTCAAAGGAATGGGCAGATGCCGAGTTTAAAGAAAGAATTGGTTGGTATGATTTAAATCCAGGTAAAGCTTGGGAATTGAGAAAAGATTTATGGGAACAGTTTTTGGTGAATGGTAAGTTTGATTACACCTACCCAGAGCGTATTTGGAACTCGTTAGACATTTATGGTAGTACTTCTTTTAACTGTGATTCAGCAATGCAATCAGTTATTGAACTTCTTAAGAGGGATAATGATACTCGTAAAGCAGTACTCCCTATATTCCATGGTACAGATTTAAGATTCCTTGATGGAAGTAAACGTATACCTTGCTCAATGTATTATGATTTCCTTATCCGTCAGAATGGTAAAGGAGAGAAGGTATTACATATTTGCTATCATCAAAGAAGTTCGGACTTTGTACAACATTTCGGTAATGATGTATATCTTGCATGGAGACTCATGCAATATGTAGCTAAAGAGGTAGGAGTAAAACCGGGTTATCTGTATCACACAATCGATTCTCTCCATGCTTATAAGAAAGATTGGACAGCATTAGCTTCTAATCTGGAAGACTTACAAGAGAAATACTAATAATGAGGGATGTATCTACTACTGGTGGGTATGTCCCTTTTTCTATTTTTAAAATATGGAGACACGGTATACAATAATAAAAAACAAAAGAGAGTTAAAGAAACTCATTGCCTGTTGTAAATCAACTGGTTATGCTTGCTGTGATTATGAAACAAATGCAGAACCTATATATAATAAGGGTTTTAAGCCAACTATACTCTCAGTATCCTGGATGCCAGGGTTTGGTGCTTCCATTCCTTTAGACCATTTCGAAACAAAAGATTATACTTCACCCGGTTGGAATTGGAAAAAGATGCTAAGGAAATTTGGGGAAGAGGTAATTGAGAATTATGACATTGTAAAGGTTGCATGGAACTGGAAATTTGACGACCAGATAAATCAAAAGTATCAAATATTCTATAGGGGTACTTGTTTAGATGGTATGCTTGCAAAATATGTTCTCAATGAGGAAAAACCACACGACCTAAAATCAATGGTAAGAAGATATCTGCCCGAGTATGGTAATTATGAGAAACAAGATGCTTTCGATAAGATACCTTGGGATGAAAAAGAATTAGACCCACTTTGTCATTATGGATGTCAAGATACGGATTATACTCTTAGGTTAATGATATTCTTTGAGAAGAAACTAATTGACTTAGGTATGTATTCGGTATTCCGTAATTTATTCATGTGTAATTCACGAGTACTAACATCGGTAGAAAAGGAGGGTTTATATCTAGATACTGAGTTCAATAAAAAGCTTTTGGAAGAATATAAACCAAAAATAGATGCTGCTAGACAAGCAATATATGACTTGCCAAGAGTAAAAAAATTCGAAAAGAAGTACAACCAAGAAAAGATTGATAAGTATATTCAATCTATCGAAGCTGAACTTGAGGAGTTAGATTATAATGACCCAAAAGACAAACGAAAGATTGCATTAAGGGAACAGAAAATATCGAATATCAAGGCAGGTATATTTACAACTAAAAAGGAACAGGAATTAATAAGACCCATTAACCTTGGTAGCCCAGTTGATTTGCCTAAGCTAATGTATTCAGAGGATGGATTCCATTTCGATGTAATTAAAGATAATGATTCTGGTAAACCAAGTACAGATGAAGAAACCCTAACTAACTTAAGGTTAACAGTTAAAAAACCCGATTCACCAAAGGCAATATTCTTGGATAAACTTCTCGAACTAAGAGGGTTAGAGAAAATGTATAAGACTTATATTTATGGGTGGTGGGAAAAGGTACAAGATGATTCTCGATTACATGGTAGATATAACATACATGGTACTGACTCTAATAGGTTTAGTTCTGCAGACCCAAATATGCAGCAGATCCCAAAGACAACAGTAGACCCAAATATTAAGAAACAATTGGTAGCTCCTCCAGGTTATCTATATATGGCATTCGACTACTCACAGGCAGAGTTAAGAATGATGGCTCATTTATCAGGTGATGAAACTTATCTGGAAGCATTTGCAAAGGGCGTAGACCCTCACCTTGGTATAGCAGCAGCAAAATATGGGGTTCCAATTGAGGAAGCCAGTAAAATATACGAAGACGAAAGTCACCCTGACCATAAGCTTTGGAAGACTAGAAGAAAACAAGCTAAGCAAATTGCATTTGGGCTTATCTATGGAATTGGAGATGCTTTGCTAGCAGTAAAATTATCAGACCCAAAAGCTGGTATTATAGTTACTAAAGAGGAAGCTCGTAAGGAGATGGATGAGTTCTTTAAGAAACACCCAAAGATACTTAAGTTCAAAGAGAAACAAGAGAAATTCCTTCGTAAGCATGGATATTATACCCAGTTATTTGGTACTAAGAGAAGATTACCCCAAATATACTCAAATGATAAACAAGAAGTTGCTTATGCCATCCGTTTGGGACTTAATTTCCCATGTCAAGGTGCTGCAGCAAATATGACTAATTTTGGAGCTATCCTTGTTTATTGGTTAATGAGACAAGGTAAATTACCACGTATGCTTGAAGTAGCAACTGTTCATGATGCAGCCTATTTTTACTCAAAGCCTGAATATATTAATACTTGGACTGTTTTTAAAATATGGGATATATTGAGAAACCCTAGTACTAAGAAATATTTTGGTTTTCAAGTGGATGATGTAGATATGTCAATGGACTTCTCTATTGGTAGGTCAATGGCAGAAGAATTACCTTTTATTCCTGGGTATGATTATAGAAAGATGCTTCAACCAGATTTCTCAGTAGAGGAGTATATGGAAGAACATAAGAAGTATAAGAATGTAATCATTAAGGATTATCCTAAATTGTTTAGTAAAGAGATAAAGCAGTATGAGGAAGATTTTAAAGGGAAACTTAGATTGCATTGGTTGCCCTAATTACCATGTTACCAAGAATGGTAAGGTATATTCTAATTATAAGGGTAAAGGTTGGGTAAAATTATCCCTTAATCGAATTAAAAATAACGGATACGTTATAGTTTCTATTAGGGATACGAATGGATATAGGTATACTTATAACATTCATCAATTAGTAGCATTAGTATATGTACCAAACCCAAATAATCATAAGTATGTATGTCATAAGGATAATATAAGAACTCATAATCATTATAAGAACTTATATTGGGGTACTGCTAAGGAAAATACTCAACAATGTATTAGAGAGGGTAGGTTTAAATTTTCAGATACAAAGTTAAGTAGACCCGATATACTTCAATTACTTTATGAGTATGATACTGGTATGATAAAAGCAAAACTTGCTAGGAAGTATGAGATATCACCAATGTTAGTATATAAATATATTAAGAAAAGAAAACGTTATGAAAAAGATTTTGAACGGACCCACAGTATGGAGGGCTAAATGCCCAGTATGTGATTGCGAATTTGAATATGATACCAGTGAAACTTTTGGGGTTTATAATAAATCTGGAGATTATTTTAGGATAGTACAATGCCCCAATTGTAAAACTAATCTGAAGCATTCAGAATCTGTATCAACCATTATAACAGAATCGAAAAGAGAAGATACTATGTCTACATAAATAATATAAATTTATGGAATTATGGCAACACAGAAAGAGATTGATAATGCAAGTAAGTTAACTGCCCTTACTTATATGGTTGCAGGTTGCTTAGGTTATTCTATCGAAAATTTACTTAAGTATTTAGATGGGGTTAATCTAAGGTTGAGTGGACAAGAAAAAATGTTACTTAACCGATTAAAGACTCAGTTATCTCAAGTACAAACTAATCTTACTACTTTAGAGGGATTGGCTTTTAAAGTAATGGCTACGGATGAGGATGGTAAACTTGCTTATGAAGATGCCACCCATATTTATTGGGCTGCATTTTTAGCCTTACTCGATAGGGGTGGTACTGATAACTTATGCGACTTAAGATTAATGGCTTTGGTAGATAAGATAAGCATCTATAAATCTCTTCTTAATTTGCCCGGTATGAAACTCTCTTATCAAATGGCTTTTGCTCAAGTAACTAAAGCAATAAGCAAAGGGGAATTTAGTAAAGAAGACTTTAAAAACCTATTAGAAGTTTATGAAGACGGAACTGAAAAAACTAAGGGTTAAGTTTGAAGGTAAACTTATTGAGATTGATATCCAAAAAGAATTATCTATTAATGAGAATATCATTAATTCTCAGTTACGAGAATCTCCTTCTAGTTATTATGTACTTGCTTCTTTGAGAGATAAGTATATAAAAGAAAGAGATGCTCTAGCAAGGGAAAAAGAAGAAGCTTATTCGAATGCCTGGTTATATTATAAGGATGCTAATGAGAGATGGAATAATGAATACGTATCTCATAAGGCAAACCTTAACAAGAAATACTCTTCTATCAATGAAAGGTATTTGAAAGCTGTAGAAAAAGCAAATAAGTTCATAACTATATGTAAGTGCTATGAGTCACGCGAAAATATATTAAGAACTATTAATGCGAACCTAAGAAAAGGTTAACCCATTGAACTATAAACAATTATTAACTTTTAAAAACAGTATTAGAATATGAATTATTCAATGACATTTATCTCACCTCTTGTAGCTGAGAAATTTAATCAAGAATTACCCGGATGCCCAACAGAAAACCGGGTACTTATTTTATCTCCAAAGGAGGTAAATCAAACTAAATCCGGTTTGATTATCCCTGAACAAGTAAAAGAGGGAGTTCCTCGTAAAGGGGTTGTAGTAAAGAGTGGGGAAATTACCGAAGAATACAAAACCTACCGAGAATTGGTTGCTGTAGGTAGAATAGTTACCTATGGTTTGTATGCAGGTAAAGAACTTGAATTCGAAATGGACAAACTATCTCCTGCTCTCAAACAACTTTTAGAGAAAAACGTTCTTACCGTATTGAGTATGAACGAAGTAGTTTACTCAGAACCGAATAATTAAAACTAATCATTATGATAAAAGACAAGAAGAAAAAGAAAGTTTCATCAGAGGGACTTTCTACAAAAGAAAAGATGCTAGCTAGAAAGAAACAGCTAGAATCTAAGGGAAACGGAAGTGGATTGGTATATCCAAAAGAAGGAACCCTGAGAATGAGAATTAAATCTCCAGGTGATGACCAAGAATTGGGTATCGAAATTATTCAATTCTACCTGGGTGGCAATTTGGGAGGAGTTATATCTCCGGCTACTTTTGATGAACCTTGCCCATTCATGGAGAAATATCAAGAATTGAAAAACTCTAAGGATGAAGATGACAAGGAACTTGCCAAGAATTTGGTGCCAAGAAGAAGATATGTCATCGGTGGTATCATTTACTCAGATGAAAAGGGTAGTAAGGTAGATTACGAAGGCAAAGATAAGGGAGTTTTAGTTCCTCGCTCAGTATACCAGGATATCATTGACCTTTACCTTGATGAAGATGAGGCAGGTGATATGACAGATCCAAAAACTGGATACGATATCAAGGTAATTCGTTCCGGGTCTGGTAAACTAGATACCACTTATTCTGCCCGTGCTTGCAAACCAACTAAGTTGGACAAGAAATATCAAGGTACAATTGACCTTGAGGGGATAGTTCGTTCTCAAATCAAATCCTATGATGAGTTGGAAGATTTACTTTCACAGTATCTAAATGAAGATCATGGGGATGACGATGAGGATGATAAACCCAAGAAGAAAAAGAAAAAGGGAGTTCACAAAGACCATTACATGGAAGATGATGAACCTAAGAAAAAGAAAAGAAAATACAAATCGGATATTTAAGGGTTAGTAATATGGTTTCATTCGAAGGTGGTAATTGGATTCGTTCTGTTATCACCTTCTTTAGTTTAAAGACATTACATTATGGCAAAGAAATCTAAGGTTGGTTTAAAAGTACCAACAGCAAATGAGATGGCAAAGAAATATGGGAGTATGATTAAATTAGCTTCAGAAGTAACTGATACCGATTTATATATACCATCTACTTTCTTTGCTTTGAACTACTTATTCGGTAAGGGTATTCCTTATGGTAAAATCGTTGAGATTGCTGGAGAGGAATCCTCTGGTAAATCTTTAGTGGCTTATAACTTTGCTTATGCTACTCAACAACTTGGAGGTCATGTGATATGGGTAGATGCTGAACAATCCTGGATGAATTCATGGGCTGAAATCAATGGAGTAGACCCTGCAAGAGTAACTATTGTTAATGATACCCGTATTGAATATATTGCAGACGTAGTAGCAGACTTAGCAATTTATTTACGTTCTCAATTAACTCACAATGAACCGATACTCTTAGTAATCGATTCCATTGCAGCTACTGACTGTACTGATAATATAGATGCTAAGATGGTTGATGGTAAGGCAGAGATGGGAGGTAGAGCAAAGGCTCTTTATAAATACTTCCGTATCAGAAGTGAATTATTCTACAAACTGGGAGTATCTCAGATATATATTAACCAATTAAGAACTGCTTTGAATGTCGGATTTGGAAAAGATAATACAACAACTACAGGAGGTGCAGCACTTAAGTTCTACGCTTCAATCAGAGCTGCTTTCTATTCAGGAAGGTCTGTTACCATTAAACAAAATGGGAAAGAAAGGAAAGCTGGGAAACTTGTCACTATCAGACTTATTAAAAATAAAGTTGCGCCTCCTCGACCTACAATCAGCAAATGCCCTGTATATTTCAATCCTAAATTCCACGAAGTCGGGTTTGACAGATGCTATGCTTTGGAAGATGTATTGGTAGATACCGATGTAATCGAAAAAACTACTGGTGGGTATAAATTGAAAGGTAAAACTCTTGCAAGAGGGGAAGAGAAATTCCAAAAGCTTTTGGAAGAAGACGATGAACTTCGTAGAAAACTTTTACGGAAAGCCGGAGTAAATACCATAGGTACTACTAAAAAGCAACTGGAGAAAATAGAAACAAATCTATTCCCAGTCGATGGTGTAGAATATGAAAACTATTCAGATTCAGAAGAGGAGGAGGAAGACGATGAATAAGAAAGAGGTAGAAGGTATAGAGAAAGTAATTAAAGAGTACCTTAAGAAAAATTTGAGAATGGAATCTAGGGTTAGGTATCTAGATGCTTATAGCCAACCCGAGAATTATTTAGATGTATATCTTGGAGAGGAAAAGATTCAAGAAGTTTCACTTTATGAATTAGATTTTGGACGATGAGTAACAGATACTATGAACTTTTAGAAGAACTCCTACAAACGGTTAGAGAGAATTACTTACTAAGGTGTATTAATCATCATTTAAAACAAAAGCTTAAAAAGTATGAGCAAGAAAACCATATTACTGATTGATGGGGAGAATATCCTCCATCAATCTTTTCACAAGTTCGAAAAACTTAAATCTACTGATGGTAAACCAAGTGGGGCAATATTCGGATTTTTCAAATCTCTACATATGTATCTTACAAGGTTCGAACCAGATGAGGTTTATGTTTCATTTGATAATGGTCATTCACCAGTAAGGATGGAGTTATTACCAAATTATAAGGGCCATAGGAAAAACATCTCCGTAGATTATGAATCATTGCAAAATCAAAAGGCAATTATAATGAAAATGCTGGGTATGCTAAGAATTAATTATATTTTTGATAAAAAGAAATCCACAGTATATGAAGGGGATGACTTCTTAGCATACCTTGCAATTAAAAAATTCCAATCCGAGAAAATGATACTCATATCTTCAGATAAGGACTTTAATCAGTTGCTTACAAATAACCTAAGGATATATAATCCGAGAAAAGATGAGATGATAAGGATGGATAATTGCAAAGAATTATTCGGTTATCATTCTCATGAAACGGTAGAGTACCTTGCAATGGTTGGAGATACCTCCGATGATATACCAGGGTTCCCGGGTATAGGACCAGTAAAGGCAAGAAAAATCCTTGATGAGGGTAGAATTGAGAAGTTTATTGCCCAGAGTAAGAACAAAGAATATCTTCAAATATGGAAAAGGAATGAACAGTTAATCGACCTTTTCTGGTTTGTAAGACATAATCCATTGGATAAGTTACCAATTAAGTCAAAGAAGAAGTTTAAGTATGAGAAATTCAAAGAACTTTGTATCGAATACTCTTTAGCATCATTTTTGACAAATGAATTTATAAAACCATTTAAAGCATTACACCATGAGTAAGAGAATTATGTTTGTGGGTCCCTCTGGTATAGGGAAGACCACTTTAGCACAAGCTGTAGCTAAGAAATATGATATACCATTCATATCCGGCAGTATGTCAGATTTATTGCCTGCTACTGAAGGGGTATCACATAATGAAATATTATCCCTCGGTTCGGAGGCAATGTATAAAGCAGATTTTCAACTTCTGAACAAAAGGAATAGGTTATTCAAGGATAGAGAATACTTCGTAACTGATAGGAGTTATGCAGATTTGGCTGCTTATTTTTGGTATAAGCAATCAAGAACTTTACCAGAATGTGAAATGGAACATTTTTTCTGTCAATGTAAGACTTTAATGGAAGATCAATGTGATGTAGCAATCTTCTTACCATTAAATCTAGATACTTATAAGCATTGGTCAATGGAAGATAATGGTAAGAGAATACTTAACAGATTCTTCCAAGTTCAGATATCATCTCTTATGGGGGAATTGCTTGCAAATTGGGAAATACCCACTATTTGTATATCTGAGCTCGATTTAGGTATGAGAACGGAACAAATCAATTACCATTTAGATAGGATATGGGGAAAGAAGTAATAGCAATAGCCTTTTCAGATTTACATATAAATCTATGGGCTAAGTTTAATGAGAACAATCACAGGACCCTGAATAGTTTCAGGGTTTTGTCGATTATACGGAAATTATGTAGAAGGTTTAACTGTCCTGCATTATTTTGTGGAGACTTATTTCATAAGGCCGAAACAATGGACCAAGAATTAGCAGAGATATGTTATAATGAACTAATCGAAGGATTTTGGATATATGCCATATCTGGAAATCATGATATTAAGAAAATAAGTAAGGTTGGTACTAAACCCTTTAGCTGGCTTTATCAAGTAGAGAAGTATGGTATCATGATATTAGATTATGAAAAAACCCAACTATCTTCTACACATAAAGATATTATGGTATATGGGGTTCCTTATATTGATAATAATGTGGGTCTAAGTGAATACTTAAAGAAGTTAGAATTAGATAAAAGTAAAAAGAATATTCTTTTACTACACACCGATTATCCTGGTGCAAAAGATACAGATGGTAGGGAAATAGATTCCGTAGAAAACTTAAATGTGAATGTTCTCAATAAGTTCGATTTAGTATTATGTGGTCATATACACAAACCTCAAAGATTATCAAAGAAGGTTTATATGATTGGGGCACCTAACCATCAAAGGAGAACCGATAGAGATTGTGAATTAGGGTATTGGAAAATCTATGAAGATTTGTCTCTGAAGTTTGTACCTTTGAAAAATTTCCCAAAGTTCATCGATGTAGAAAGGGAAGAGGATATTAATGATGATGGCAATTATTATACGGTAATCCCTCAAAAAGCTAGTACTCCAGTTAATAACAAACATAAGATTAATAAGCAACTTTCTAAGAAGTCTCTAGCAAAGAGATACCTAAGAGAGAAAGGTATTAAAGATGAGGTTAAAACTAATCTATTAATTGAAACACTTAAAAAGGCTGAGTCATGTTAACGTTCTTAAACTTAGAGGCAGAAGGATTTTGTTCAATAGAATCCTTACATCTACAATTAAACCCAACTTGTACCATACTTATCAAGGCCCCAAATGGGAAAGGGAAATCAACTATTCTCTCTGCCTTGGTATGGGCAATATATGGGAAAAACCTAAAGGGTGTTTCTGAGGTAAATACTTGGAAGCAAGTAAGGCCTAAAGATTACAAGGGTACTAAGGTACAAGTATATTTTCAGAAAGATTCTCATACATATAAGATAGTTAGATGTCAAAAGTATGATGAAGTACTTGAGGATGGTGCTAAAGGTAAAGACAGACTTATCTTCATGAAAGATGGGGATATAGTTGATATCAAAGGGAAGGGGAAGATACAAGATTTTATAAACCGAGAGATAGGTTTATCATATACTCTGTTTATGAACTCAATCATGTTTGGTCAGGGTATAAAAAGACTCATACAAGAATCTAATTCTGATAAGAAAAAGATATTCGAAGAAGTATTTGACTTAGAGTTCTTAAACCTTGCTAAAGGCATTGCATTACAAGATAAAAATAACTTGATATCTCAAATAAATGAGGTAGAGCATGAGTCTCAAATGCTTAAGAAAGAATTAGAGGCTAACAAGGAAGCTTACTTCGATATGAGAGATAGAGAAAAATCCTTCAAGCAAAAAATCAAAGAAGAAAGAAGAGAGTTAAAGCAAGATAGAGAAAAGCTAACTAAGCTACTAATTGAAAAACAAAAACAAATCAAGGATGAAGTAGATGCTTCGCTTCAGATAAAGATTAAAAAACAAAATGAACTAATCCTTGATTTGAGGGGTAAGATAAAAGATGCCAAGAATTTATCAAATGTACCTCTTAAGAAAGTAATTAAAGAATTAGTAATACAGTTAGAAGAAGGTCACTACAAACGTGCATTACGTGATGCCCAATCAATATATAAAGCGTTCTCTGACCTTGATAAATATGATAAGGAGTATCAGGAGGCATTAGAAAGGTTGGAAGAACTTAGTAGTGTAAATGATAGGTATAAGAAATTAAAATCAGACTGTGATGATATTGCTTCTGATATTGCTTCTATTGACGAAGACCTGGCTAAGCTCAAGCAAGAAAAGCTTAAGGTCATGTCTCCAAAGTATAAACAAAAACTTAAGGAGATTAGGAAGAATTTACGGAAGGTTGATGAAGACTTTCACAATAAAGAGTTAGAGTTAGAGAATTATAACTGGTTAATTAATGACCCATTGGGTAATAATGGGATTAAGGCTTATCTATTTGATTCATCCCTTGAGTTCTTAAATAAATGCCTTGATAAGTATTCAGAGGTATTGGGATTTAGGATCGAATTTAATATTGATTTGGGTACTGCTAGAAAAGAATTTGTTACTCTTATTGAAAGGGATGGGATGATTATAGATTACGATGAACTTAGCGGTGGAGAAAAAACCCTATGCAATTTCTCTATGGCTCTAGCTATGCATGAGGCTTTAACTGCTAGTAAAGGGGTAAATATTATATTGTTCGATGAAGTATTCGAATCCCTAAGTTCGGATAATGTAGAATTAGTTACTTCTTTAATACGCAAATATTCAGAGGGAAAAACCGTATTTGTGATTACTCATCTTGAGGGAGTGGTATTCAGTCATTCTAAAATATTACAAGTAACAAAAGAAAAAGGGCTATCATACTATAAATACTTGTAAACCAAATTTACAGGCATGAAAAAGTATGATAACATCCCAGGATTCCCAGGTTACTACATAAGTAAGAGAGGGCACCTTTGGTCTAGATATTCCAAGGGAGTTCTCTCTACTGTGTGGATTAAAAAGAAATTTTATTTGAGTTCTACTAATGGTAGGTATAAAACTTCTATAGTTCATGAAACTTTAGGAAAGATTAAAATGAATCGGTATAGATTAGTAGCTTTAGCCTATATCCCAAACCCTAATGGTAAACCAGAAGTATGTCATAAAGATAATAATCCTACTAATGATTATTATAAGAATCTATATTGGGGCACCCATAAAGAAAACTTACATCAAATGATTAGAGATGGGAGATGGTATACTCCTTTCACTAAAGAATCAAATCCTAATAAGGGAAAGAGAGGCTGGCAGCTAAATACGTCTTTGAATGAACAACAGTTTAGAAGTATACTTAAATTAAAAGAAGCTGGGTATACTAATACTGTTATTATTCAAAAGTTAGGTTTAACTAAAATATCCTCATCAGGTATAAGTAGAATCTGGAAGAAATATAAAGTAGGTTATTACGATGAGGTTTTAAAACTATAACGATATATATATAAAATACAATACATTATGAACTCTAAGAATAAAGGAAATCGATTCGAAAGAAAGATAGGTGCTTGGTTTACAAAATGGACCAGGTACAAATTTGAAAGAAATAGAGCAGGGAGTGGAGCTTGGCATTCAAACAAGGACTCCACTTCCGATTTAACCTGTACTGATGAAAGGCATGCTCATAGATGTAAGATATCTATCGAATGCAAGAATTATAAAGAGATTAAATTTGAACATCTACTCTTAGGTAATAAGGGATGCGATATATTGAAATTCTGGGAACAAGCTTCTAAGGATGCAAAAAGAGCAAATAAAGTTCCTATACTCTGTATGAGATATAATTCAATGCCCTCAGAAGAATTTTTCTTTGTAGTTGGAAAGGATTTATCTTCCGTATTCTATAAACCCCTATTCGATAAAGCCAATATTATGGTAATCGATGTACCAAAGATAGGTGAGATTCTTTATGTATTCATGGCTAGTGATATACTGAAGAATGTAAACTATAAGTTAGTACATAAACAAGCTAAGTTAATTCTTAAAAACCGGTAACCCATGAAGAAGCATACCCCATACTCATATTGTATATTTTACCTTGAAAGGAAGTACTGTGATAAAATCAATAAAGAACTCAAAGAAAAGGGGTATGACCAAATCAAGGCAATTATTCCTATGGTAAACGTATTAAGAAAAACCACAAAAGGTAAGATGGTATTCGAAGAAGTACCAGTATTATTCAATTATGGTTTTATGAGAATGCCCACTAAATTAGCATTCTCAAGGCCCTTTCTTAATAAGTTACGTAGGAATATATCTGGTATCAGAACTTGGTTACGTAATACCGAGACAATGCACCCAAGAAAGAAAAAGGTAAGGATTGACAATGCAGAAGACTTTGATGATTTTTCTTTAGTGGCTACTTGTAGTAGAAAAGAAGTAAGGCGATTTAAACGTATTGCTAGAGAGAATAAGAAGTTTTCAGTAGATGATTTAGTCAATGTAAAGCCTGGAGATTACTTAGTATTACGGGGTTATCCCTATGAGGGAGTAGATGCTACAGTATTAGAGGTTGACCATCTTTGTAAGAGAGTAAAAGTTCTTATATACCCTGAAATGGGAAGAATGGAAGTATGGTTACCTTTTGACAACGTTATCTATAGTGTATATTTAAATCATGATCCAGATAAGCTTTATGCTAATTCTGGGGAATATGACCCTAATCAGATAACCAATGAAGCAATTGATAGTATAATGAGATATAGGAGAATTTAATGTTATGAACGAAGCTCAACAAAAAGCCTGGAGTTGTTTAATTGATAAAGAACAACAATCATTATTCCTTCAACTATCAGAAAGTAAATCTTCATGGGAAGCTGGTGAAATTTTAAAGTTATCTCATTACAAGTATCTTGAAATCCGGGAACGGTCAGAGAAATTCTTTAGGCTATTCTCGGATTTTTTTGAGAAACACACTTCTATTTTTCGACCAGATTGCCCCTGTGAGAGGAATTTCCAAGATTATATGGAGGGATGTTTAGAGAAACGATTAAAAAGAAAAGAAGCAAGCTTATTCACAGGAGACTCGGCTCAATTACTCCCAAAGGTAAACTCTAAAAATATAGAGAGAAACATGAAGAGGTTAAAGGAGTCTGATGATGAATGGGACATAGATACTCTAAGATTAATTCTTGAATTTGATAGGTGGAATAACTTTAGAATACTTCCAAGGATGCTACAACAGCCATCTGCATTTAAAAGGCGGTCGAATAAGAAGGATAAGATATATATCAAGTATCTTCTTAATAGAGTACCGGATTGGATGCACACTAAACTCAAGGAAAGGTTTAGGTATAAAGTAAAACCAGGAAAGAAAAAGTATTGGGTAGCTTTAATATCTGAGGACCTATATACTGATGGTTATCTATTGTTACCAGTAAGACCTTTGGATGAAGTAGTAAATGAATTCAGTAGATTTTACATGTATGTATTCAAAACTAAAGATGATGCTGATACCTTTGGTTTTATGGTATCTAAGTTCATGATTAAAACCGAATCTGTTAAGCTTGGACAAAAATTCTGGCCAGAGTACCGTTGCTGTGTGGAAAAAGCAGTAAACTATAATCAAGTGAACAACATAGAATTCAATATTAAGAAATTGGATATGGCTTATAACACACATATCAAGAGAAAGCATAAAAAACCTAAATCCACTGCTGCGAACCGAGCAAAAACCTCGGATTTTTATAAAAATAAATAGAGAAATAAGATAAGATTAAATTATTTATTCTTATATTTGCAAAGAAAATAAATGAATACTTAAAATATTAATGATATGGCAAAAAAGAGTAGAAAAGACATGAAAGCTCCATCCAAGGAGAAATCAAATTTCCTTGGTGCTTCTGGGAGAAACATGACTTATAAGGATTTAAAGAGAAAGGCTATCATATTAGGGATGCCTTTCCCTGATGCTTGTTCTGCTGGGGTATTTGACTTATTACATTATATCAATGTATCAGAAGAAAAGCCAGATAAATCGTTAATTGATAAATATGACGATTGGATGGATAAGCAATTAGAAAATATTGGGTATTCGAAAGATGACCCATTAAGAAATTCCAGATTAAGGCTTGGGTTTCTCGGAGAAGAAGGGGAAAATGGGCAAAGAAGAACCAAACGAGTTCCTGGGATAAAGAAACCTCGAGAAAAGAAACCACCAAGAGAGAGGGATGAATTTAATCTTATCAAGGGTACAAAGAAATCTTATGTATTCGAATTAACTGCAAAAGGTTTTGAATTTGATAGAGTTATTCGGAGAATGAAAAAGAAATTCCCAGAAGCAAATGAGAAATCTATCAATCTTTGGTATAGAATGGCAAAGAGGAATATAAATGGTAAAACTAAAGGAAAGTAACAACGGACCCATACGACCAGATAGGTATTATATATGGACTTGGAGACCAGATACTACCAATAAGATTGTTACTGAAAAGAAATTATATAGGAAACATCTAACCGGTATACCATATTTTACTAGACACCAAGTAAAGGTTACCTTAGTTTATCTTTATGGTGTAGATGTTCTTCAATATATCCATATAATATCTGGGAGGAAACTTATAAAACAAGGCATTAGAGAATTATCCGATATGAATGGTAAACTTCTTAAAAAGGGTAGTACTAAATTCTGGTTTAAGGGTAAATTCGTAAAAGCAAGGAAGTTCATAATGCCCGATGAATATCACATAGATAAACACCGACGAAGAAGATTTATGGTACAAATGCACCGAGTCTTTAAGTCTAAAGGAAAAAAGGAATTCAATGAAAGGTACTCAATCAAACTCTATGGACAACGGCAAGGCATATCTCCCAAGTATACAAGGCAAAAGAGATTACAAATCAATCTTGCTATCCTACAGGATTTACAACAGGCTGAGTCAAGAGGAGAAACATAAATTCAATCTGTTATTCCTGCAGTATCCTCCATTGGTAAGTTCATTGGCTTTATATTTAAGAAAGAAGATGAACATCCCAATACAAAAGGTACTATTTATCAAAGCACAAAGGGATATGCTTGAAATATTCGATGAGGCATCACTTAAATTTTTAGGGTATTTGCCTAAAGAAAGGTTTATTAAGAAGTCTTTATTATTTCAAGGGTTTGTTCCATTAGAGAGTATTAAACTTAGAAGGTCTTATGCTTATATAATGACAAATAGGATGATAGAAAATAAAATATGGGTCTACCCAATTCGATTATCCGATAACTATAAAACAATGATAAAAGGGAAATACAAATCCTATACCGAAGTATTTGGGAAGGTGGGTATTCCTGGGATAACTAAAATTAAATATAGCAATGAATAATAACGAAGGTTTTAAAATCACAGCACATCAACCAGCAAACCCATTTGCAGGTAAGAAGTTTAAGATAGTCACTTATCAAGGTGACAAGGAACTTGCCTCTCAGGCAATAACAATTGAATCTCAATTAGAATTAAAGACAACTCTAGATGAGATAAAACAATTCAATATTGCTCAGGAGGAATTATTAAAATCTGGGTATACTCAGAAATCCATACTGGTAAAGAAACTTATAACAGAGTGATATAAATAAATTATTAACCAACTTAAACATTACGAAAATGGCTAAGAAGAAAAAAGAAGTGGAACTGAAAGAAGTTTCCAGAACAGAAATCAATGGTGCAATCATCATTAAGTACGAAGACGGCTCAGTAAAGATTATCCCTGCTCCTATCATGCTTTCTGCCGAAGAAGCCGAAGACCTTTTTGGTTCTGAATCCGATGACGAGGAAGAAGAAGAAGAGGAAGAATCAGACGATGATGATGATGATGATTCCGAAGAAGAAGAGGAATCGGATGATGACGATGATGACGATGAGGAAGAATCAGACGATGATGATGATGATGATTCCGAAGAGGAAGAAGAAGAGGAAGAACTGACCGGTGAAGAACTTGCCGAAATGGACTTCGAAGAACTTGAGGATGTCTGCGACGACAAAGACCTTGAAACTGACCCAGACGATTATGATGAAGACGACATCGAAAAACTCCGTAAAGCAATCGCTAAAGAACTCGGTCTCAAATTGCCGGCAAAGAAAGAAGCCAAAGGTAAAGGCAAGAAAGGGAAAAAGTAATCTGGTAACCGTATTCAAGATTTAAAAGAAGGTAGGGAAATTTCCCTACCTTTACTATCAACTATTAATAAACGTAGAAGTTTACTTATAATAACCATTAACTTATAAAACATTAAAAATTATGGCAACAAAGAAATCAGACTCCAAGAAGAAAGGGGATAAAGAAAAAGACCCCGAAAAAGAAGCTAAACGCAAGGCTCGTCAAGAGGCACTTAAGAATCGGCCGGCTGAACAACGTCCTAACAGCAAGCAAATCGATGTTATTGCCATTAACGACAAATCCAAGGTAATGAACTTTGGTTATGCCGTTAAGAACAAGGAAGGCTATCAGGGTGTAGTGGTTACTTCTGTATTGGTTACGGATGGCAAACCGGTATCAACTTCAGTTTCATTCGTTCCGGGAACTCTTACCGTTAAGTCTAAGAAAGGACATGGCGTTATTTGTTCTCCGAAAAACAAAAAGGCTAAGGAAGAAGAAGAGGAAGAATCAGAAGATTAATCTAGGCACATCCTAAAATAGCGATTACATATCGTTTGCAATAGTTTAAATTTCATAGAGTAACAACCCCACACTTAGGACGTTGTTCAGCCAAAAGCTCATTGCCTGTGAAGGTAGTGGGCTTTAATTTTTTATACCCATGGAAGAAGAGAAATTAGCAATTCGAAAGAATATTCGAATACTTGCATTGGATAATCTAATAAATACTTATACTGATGTACTAGAAGATAAAGAATTAAACCTGGGACCAGATGAAAGGGAACTTGCCATCAATATAATAAATGAGGCAAGAGAAATGCTATCAGAAGAAACTCAGGAAGTATCTAACCAAGTAATGCAAAGACCCAAATGGAAAAAGACTTAAGATTATTAGTGGGAAACATTAATCAAACTCTCAGAGAATTAGATTATGTTTCGTACCTTAAAAAGGTAGCTCTTAGTAAGGGTAAGAAAGGCGAATACCAATCCCATAGGTTGAAGAGTAATTATCTGAAAAGAAAACTCATATCTCTTAAAGGAGCCCTGAATAAAAAACTTCATGGGACTTATATTGTTGCCCAATTTAATTTTATAAGGGGGGAACAGAAAGAAACTTTTGAACAAACTTTTACGGACTTATCTCAGAAAGAGGTAGAAGATATACTTCAACTCGAGGCAGTTTTAAAACAATGCAGTTTAGAAATCCTAGAAATTAAAGAAATCCCAACCCAAATTAGGAAGGTATAACTATGGTATTATGTAAATAGGAAATTCAATTATTCACCTAATATAAATGAAAATGGCTAAGAAAACAGAAAAGAAGAGTAAATCGGAATCCAAGACTCCGGAACTCACAAAGGCTAAGAAAGCTTTGGATGCTTACCTTAAAGAGAACAAGTTGGACCCTACTAAGGATTGGACCAAAGACAAGAAACATGGTAAAAAGGTTACCGAACTTGTAAACAAGCTCAATAAGGAAAGAGACAAAGTTGCTGCTGCCTATCCTGAAGCTGACCAAGAGAACAACAAGAAATTGGTAAAACTCAAGGAAAAAGAGAAGAAGGAAAAAGATGAGAAGAAGTCTGCCAAAGAGAAAAAGGAAAAGAAAGGAAATGGTGGTAGAACAGCTACCAAATACGATTATCCTCTCATCGATGGCAGAGAAATGACTTCGGCTGAGAAGAAAAAATACCGTATGGAGCAAAGAAAACTTGCTTCAGGTAAGGCTCCTAAGGAGGAAAAGGAAACTAAGAAAAAGAAGGAAGAAAAGGTAAAAGAGAAACCGGCTTCCGATAAGAAAGATAAGAAGGCCAAAGACAAGAAGAAAAAGAAGGCCGCTAAAGAAGAAGATTAATAAGAGCACTTTTTACTTTTACTTATCATATTTTTGAGTATTCGTTAATAATGGTAGAAGGCCTGGCAATATAAAAATTGTTCAGGCCTTTTATTTTCTAATTAAGTCGAAAATGGAACAAGAAGTATATAAACCAAAACTTAGAATCACTACACTATCAGAGAATGGTACCCCATTATCCGATAGGTTGGTAGATGCCTATACCGAGATGAATTCAGGTCCAAAGGTACAGCATAACGGTCCCATAAGAGTAGAAGTAACTCTTACTAATAAACAAGATATTGATAACTTCAAAGAATACTTAGATAGGTTATCTGGTACATTGCCTGCTAAGGCACCTAATGTTGGCAGAGGAAGACCTGCAGGGTCTACAACTAAGGAATTGGAATCACCAAGGGAGGATATTCTTGCAGATGTAGAAAAAATGATTGAAGAGGGTAAAAGCCAACAAGATATCATTAAATATCTTAGGGGATTGGGATTTGTATTTATCCTTACTGAAGATTTTCTATTTCACTTTCCTGGATTTGAGTTTAATAAAAAAGATGTGGGAGAAGCAACAGACAATAAGCAATATCCCAATTCATTTTCTTGGATGGCAAGATGTATCAAACGGGCTAAGGACCCAAAAGCAGATAAATTTGACCCAATGGTAATCTTTGGTTTTAGCATTCTTGGGGGACCCTCGAAAAAGATTATCCCATATCTCTATAAGGAAAGGAAGAAACCATTAAGGGCCCAAGTTGGTAAAAACGTAATCTCTTTCTCTCAGGCAGAATTCACTAAACTTCCCAAGTATATGAGGGAAGATGAACGTATTAAGTTCTCTACAGAGCAAAGACAATTACTTCTCAACCCAGAAAAGAAGCCTTCTAAATTCTTTATGCGATGGGTAGATGATGCTATCTTCCCCGACTCAATCAAGGAAAAGATAGAGGAAATCAAGAACCGCTAACACTTACCTCCGTATTTATTAAAAGAGTATTTTATATAAAATAATTTTAGTATATTTGCATAAAGAAAATTTAATTATGGACAAGGAAACAAAAGACATCGTAAAGCTCATTGCTAGTATTCAGATTGAATCACTCAACTCAATCAAAGAGGATGTTAAAAATGGGAATGACATTGCCCAAGACTTAATCAAAAAACTCCTTCAGATTGAGGATGACGAAATAATTCGAGCACTAGATGAGCACATTGAATTATACGTAGAAATGGAGAATACACCTCAACTGATAAATATGCTAAGTGAATACCAAATGCTGGTATGCTCTCACATATTGTTCAGAATGGAAGATGAATGGGTACATACTAATTCTCAGGGAGTACTTGGTACTTGGGCAATATTCCAGAGGGCAAATCTCAAATTCCACCCAGAACTAACACTTTTAAAATTTTAATATAGACATGGAAAAGAACGAATACTTAGAATCAGTAGAAATGAACACCGGAGTCGAAATGATTCCTTGCGAATCCTCTAATATTGAGGGCTTTGGTTATGACTCAAAGAAAAAACAACTTTGGGTTGCTTTTAAAGGTAATCGAGTTTATCGCTATGATGATGTACCTTATGAAATCTGCAACGAGTTACACCAAGCAGAATCAAAAGGTAAATACCTTGCAAAGAACATTAAAAATAAATTCGAAACTACAGGTTATGAACTCAGAAACTAAATTCATATTGGGCCTGGTAACCCTGGGGGCAGTGATTTACTTTATTGGTGAGAATAGAACTCATCCAGTAGAAGTGAGCACTGCTCCTTCTCGTTTTGAAAGTCCAATAACCAAGTTAATCTCTCTTCAAGATAGCATGGGCATTAAACCAAAAGAAGAGAAGAAGAAGCAATGGTATAAATATAGGGTAGAAATAGAAACGATTCCAGAAAATCAAATCTATAAGATTGAGAAATCTGGATACCAGCAATATGAAGTTTCTAGATTGGGTGAAACTTATTCTTATGTAACCTACGAATTTACCTCAGACAAGGTAATGACTACTCAAGAAGCCTATGACTTCGTAAAGAAATATCCTGAAAGATGTACAAGGGTACCAAATACATCACAAGATAACATTTACGATAAATATAACGAGGATTATGAAGATTACATAAATGACCCAGAGGATGAAATTAACTATCCTCCAGAAATCTTCGACTTCCTAGCCGATTAACCCGAGCAAATAGAAAATAATTCAAATAAAATTTTTCTATTTAAAATAAAGTTCTTATATTTGTATCAGAAAAAGAAATTAATCATTTTACTAACATTTTAAATATAGACGTTATGAAAAAGAATGAAACAAAGGTTACTAACCTGGTTGCAACTAAGGTTGCCGAACAACTTGAAGGAATTAAAAATTCTAAGACTACTAAGGCTTCTGCTCCTAAGGCCAAAAAGACTAAAAAGGAATTGGTACAAGATGCTCAAGAAGCTGCCACTAAGTTTGCCAATGCTAAATTGGTAGAACTCTCTCCTAAAACCCAAACTTCCAAAAAGGAACAGGTTGTCAAGGAAGTTAAGGAACAACAAAAACCATCCATCATCGAACAGGTAATTTCTAATCGGGAAGTTAAATACGTATACCCGGCCGATGTAGTTGATACTCTTGCTCGGAAGAAATGGAGACAACAAACTCGAAACGAACTCCACCGATTGGAACTTGCAATGGCTCGTATCAAGGACCAGAACTCCAAGGAATTCAAGGCTGCTGCTAAAGCATACGAGGACTTTAGAAAGAAGGTCCTCAAACCAGAACAAGTTGCATAAACCTTTATTAACCAGGTGCCCGGGATAATTACCTGGGCATCTCAATTCATACAAAATGGATTACACTATCTTCTCTGATAAAGAGATGCTTAAGCAGGACAAAGAATTGGTAGAATTACATAAACGATGTTGTAAGTCCTATCTAATCCAACATTCACTTAAGCACTCCAAGATTAAGAAGTTCTTTATCGTTTACGATTGGTATATAAATACCGATAACGTAAGGAATTTCTTTTTCAGGCCTATAAACCTTTTCATTCAGGCATTGCTTTTAGGGCAACTTGATGAAATATCCGATTACATTAATCCTAACAAAAATGGAAAACGAAAAAAGAAACGAACCAGAAAAGTATAACGTACTTTATTGCAAAGGTAAATATCAGTACAAATCTAAATATCCCCAAATAGAAACTAAACATAAGGTTATCTATGCAGGGCCAGTAGAACCAATGGCACCCATCTGGGATAATGTATCAGATATATTAAGGAAATCTGATAGAATTTGTACTGAATCTCGAAGAGAATTAAAGAAGTTAGAGGAACGTTCACAGAATAACCTTTACTTCAAGAAAAATGGTATTACCCATATAATCGTATACAAATGTTTAGAGAAATAGTTAAAGACCTATATATAGGCAAATCGAAGTTAACCATAGAATGTAACCAAAAGGAAATACCCCAAACTACTCTGGTTCAAGACATATTACAGAATACTGGATTTACGGGTAATATGCCCGACTACGGTACCTATGGTAATTTCAAGGATGGGAAATTTGAGATTACTCCAATGATGCCTAAGCATTGCTTATTTATTACTGGAGTACCCAAAGGGGCAATCCTTGATAATTTCAGAGTTAGAAGAACATATTGGTCCTCTTATTATGAGGATGATGTAAGAGGGTACTTATTTCAGATTACAGATGAAAGTATACCTCGTTTAATAATCACAAACTAAATCTATATGGAAGCAATCGATTACGTAAAATTATTTAAACTCGACCAAGAGAATTATGACTTTAAAAGGGAAGAGTTTATATCCGAATTAGGTAAAGAATTTCTAGATTATTGCCAAACTACCACAATTGGGATAGATAAAAAGACTGGCAATATATACTACTACCGATTTAGGGAAATAGTTAAGAATTTCGAAACTAAATTCTGGGCAATCTCAGAACTTAAAATAGGAGAACCATTAACTCAGAAATTATGGAATGCCTTTTTCGCTACTCAGGTAGTTCCTTTAAGGCAAAGGTTATTCCCAAAGGTTCAGAAATTAATCGAAGAGCAAAAGGGGATAACCAATAACCGTAGTAAACAAGACAAAAAACCTACGAACCATAAAAAGGCAAACTATGGCAAGGGAAATCACAGACCTGCATGGGAATAAATTTAAGGTAGGAGATTATAAACTTTGCCTTAATATTCCCATCACTGGGAAAGGTAATTTAGTATTCACCAGGGACCTAATCTCTGGTGAACCTTTTAATTTATCAGTAAGTAAGAAAAAATATAAGGGATATTTCTATAACCTATCTTTGAATCTGTATGTAAGGTTCGATTTAGAGTATATGGGTTATGATGAAAGTTCCGATATCAGAAAATCTCATTTGTATGTCAGAAAAGGAAAATAAAATGGTAAGATTCCCAAGACCTATGGGGACTACTGCAATGGCATTAGAATATCAGAAGAACCCAAATGATGAACTTCTGATAAAGATACACAACTACATTATTAATCAATGGCTGATGGGTAATGGAGTATTATGTGGTATCACTTATGATATCAATACATTCTCATACCGTATGGGTATAGATATTAACTACATACGGGTATTTATGAGAGATAGGCTATTAAGCTCTAGAATATGGGATAAAGAAAAAGCAGAAGATTTACTTCAAGCGTTAATGGGAGAACAACTAGCATGGGCATTAGAAGACCGTATGGAAATAGCCCATCAGGTTAATATCCTAAGAGAATCTCAGGGAGGGAAATACGTACCGTTTATATCTGCCGAGCTGGGAAAGGCCCTTAAATTAAAGCTTGAATCCTCTACATCTCTGCAATCAATAGTACGTAATCTTACTGGAGGAAGTACTACAAATATCTTTGCCCAATTTAATCAACAGAACAACGTAACACAGCAAAATGCAATCACCGTTGAAGAGGCACGTCAAATCGTATTGGAATCACAAAGGGTATTAGATAAACCAGAAGAGGCTAAACTATTGGAGGATAGGTATGACATTAAGTCTCTACCTGAAGTAGTTGCTACTAAACAAGAAGGAGTAGATACAAGTAAAGAGGGTCTTAACCTTAATAAAGCAGAGTTAATGCAAATTACTGATGATTATAAGGGAGCTATGTCTTCATTCTCTAAAGAACATCATGAACTACGTAGAGAAATCGAAATGCGTATAGACCCAGACGAAGAAGACCCGGAGTTATACCAATATGAAGACTTTGAGGAAGAAGAGAAAGAGGATGGCTCATTTGCATCTCAATTCCTCCGAAATAGTAAGCTCCCATAGTTATATCCGGATATTGCATATTTAAAAAGAAAGAATTATATTTGCATATCAATTTTAAAATAGACAAAAATATGGAACTACCAAAGACATCTTACAAAGAGACTCGGGTTAACAAGGTTAATCAGGGTACATACTTTAAATTAAAACCAACTGATACTGCTCCAGTATGGGTAAGAGACCATTATGATAAATCATCTAAGACTTATGCTTGCCATAAGTATGATGACTCAAATCACGAAAAATTTCTCAAGGGAAAAAGGAAAATATACATTGACTTTACATTTTAATCACATGAACTTATTTAGACGAAAGAGATGCTGTAGTGAACTCATTGCTATTAAAAATGGCAACTTAGTATTCAAATTGAGTAATACTCATATCAATGCTGCTTATAATACTTTACAGGCAATAATGAGGAAATCTGGTATATTCGATGAGAATCTATATTTCGATGTCTATCAGGAATATCGGAAACATTATGCTATATACGACGTAGTACCATCGTTGCTAAGGTATAAGCTACCATTGATATTTTCAGGTAGATACCCAAAGAAACTATTCGATAATCAGTTTACTTTTGAGGAATTGATACCTAATGCTTTGGTATATCATAACTTACCAGAAAGCTTCAGATTACCTGAAAGCTTAGAGAAAATCCTTTTAGAAGTCAAGAAAAGGGTATCTGCTTATATAGACCAAGATGGCATATCAGACCAGGGTTATAGGGATTTGGTTCGAACAAATTTCGTAAAACAATGGGATGTATTTAGAAAGGACCCATCTCTTATAGATTGCTATATGGATGCTCAATTGGGCATGCTATATATGTGGGCTAGAGTAGAAAATAAAACAATCGTAAAGAACATAATCGAAAGAACTCAAGATGAACTAGCTCAAGAGTTCTTATCTAAAAATGACGAATATGGAAAATAAAGAAAAGTTTGCCTTCAGAAATGTAAACATGTCTCAAGGTGTAGAGGTAGAATTTATTAAATTGCTTACCTCATTAGAGACTAAAAGTGATGAAGATATTATTAAAGCTTTTAAAGCTCAATTATCTTCTGGAGTATTAACTTGCCATGCAGAAATGTTATCTAGAACACCAAATCAGATAATATTTCAAACATCTCAATTCAGTAAACCCTATAACTTTTACAAAAACTGGGAACTATGGGTATTCTCTAATATCCTGGGTGTATGGACTCTAAATAGGTTTAGGATATGATTACAATGAAAAACCTCCAAGTAGAGGATATAAAAGATGAATGGTTATATAATGCCTTAACACAGGGCATCAAGGAATGTATAACTGCTCCAGTCCTAACTTTGGACCCAACAAAACCAGAACCCATTAAGAGGGCAGAAATGATACTGGACAATTTCTCTCAGGAGGGTTCTCCAGTAGTAGCTACAGTAATTGCCCCAGGCAATTTCATACAGATGATATTACCGAAACATGAGATACTTCTATCGGTAATGTTTATATATAAAGAGAGAAATACCTATGTACAACTCATAATACAAAAACTTGCTTATGAACGAGAAAAGATTACCACCAAGACTAATGGTTCTGTTAGTAGTACTGAAGGGTGAAAAGGTATATAAAGTACCTATTAGGTCCGAAATAGAATTAGACCACCTAAAAGATTTCAATACATTGAGGAGAATCCTTACACCTTTAGTACAACTATACCATGGGGTAGGTTTTGATACTAGACTTACTTACGATGAATTCAGTATCTTCATTAATGACCTACAACATTTGGGATATGAACGTTTAGATGAATATTCCTCGGGTATACAAGAATTAGTAGAAGCAAAACCCATTACTGAGAATGACCAAGATATTGAGAAAATACGAAAAGGGTTACTTATCTCTCTTAAATCTCAGGAGTTATCAGAGGTATTAGCTACTAAACTAAAGCAAGCCATACATGAAGTATTTGAAAACGAAAAGAAGAAAGGTGGACTAATGAACAAGGAACCCTCTTTAGAACCTATGGAGAGTTCAATTATAAGAGAGGCTCTATATTTGCTAACTCCCCAATTACCTTAATAATTGAAAGGCAGTGGATTAGACTGCCTTTCATAGCGTGTACACATCCTCAGCCTCCCTAAAAATAAATTAGATATATTTTTCTATAAAAATAAAAATGCTTATATTTGCATATCAATTTTAAAATAGACAAAAATATGAAAACGAACTCAGTAACTTACAATCAGGCAGACGAACTAACTAAGGTAGTTCGCAATTTCTTAGAAAAGAAATCTACATTTGAACTTGACTCTGATGAACAGGGTAATCTTCTTAATCTTCTAATGGGACTCTTAATCAAACTAGAGGATGATTACAAACTCAATTGCTTGGATATAAACCAGGTACAAATTTATGATACTACCTATTATTCTTTCATTTTCGAATCAATCATAACTGCCGATACTAATCCCTATAAGGGGCAATTAGCATCTGCTGCAGTTCAATTCATGAATGAATTTACCGATAACGATGGGAGGTTCATATCATTCAATCAACTCGATAGAAACAACTGGATTTTCCAACTTAATTTCTCAATCGCATGACAAAGTATAACGTTAGTCCATTAGTTGCTCGGGAGATAGAATTCTCCACGGGCACTATCTTTGGTGGTAGTTGGTGTCGATACTTTATTTCAATCACCCTACATCAATGCTATATAGAAGCAACATGGAAAACCCGTCCTAAAAATGATTTAGACGGGAACAAAGAAATCTTTAACTCTTTACAGGAGTATCTAGATTGGTTTGCTAATCTTAAGAAAACTTACGGAAGGAGAATATCCCGTAAACAAATGGTATATACTGCATACGATGAAACAACACGTACCTTCAGTTACAAACCCTACGAGAATTGGGCTACAAGACGTTCTAAAGAGAAATTAAATAAGCCCAAGGAACCATTATTGGCCGATGAATTATATTAACAAAATCTTCTGGGAGGCACTCAAAACACCTCCCAGAACCTCTATATTTATAAAAATAAAAGTAATTATAGAAACAAGTTTAGAAATAATTTCGTATATTTGCATAAAGAAAATTTCTCAAATAATTTTAATATAGACACGTTATGAAAGAATTAAAAAATTTAGAGGCCATCCGGGAACTGCTTGCTTCCCACCCCATTTATACTTATGATTACAGCGATGGTCTTTATATTAACAAGGAAGCTACCAATATCCAGGTTTACTCAATCGACTTAGAGGATGAACCTTTTGCTGCTTATATCTCAGGATATATCATCACATATGCTTCAGAGGAAGTTCTCTTCGAAAATCTCCGGGAAAACATTATTTCTCACATGGACTTAAAAAAGGGTGCCGACGACCAATATTATGATTATTCACCCGCACAGGTAGAGGCTATCTTATTCGGAATCCTTCAATTAACCCCAGAACATCAGGATTATATCATAACCGGACTCAAAAAACATCTCCGGGAATTTATCCAAGACGATGAACAAGATGAGGACATGATATCCCAATATACCAATATCTACAATGATATCGAAAAATGGGAATCAGACCACAGGGAAACAGAAATCTTCCAACAACTTGCAGTATCAGAATTATTTAACCAACTAAATAAATAATCACTATGGTAAACTTATATAAATTACTCAACGTACTGGAACAGGGCATGTCTCTGTTCCAACTTAATAAATGGAAAACCGAAGGCATCTGGTACCCCATTACTCAATACAAAAAGGAATCAGATGAAATACAGGTAGTAACTAACCTATTTATTGATGACCAGGAACAGTATCATATCCAACTATCGGGTAATTATCCAGAAGAATCCAATGACTGGAATAACTTTCTAGAGGAAAACCAATGGAAAATCTACCCATTACTTGCAAACATAATGCAGGTCTTCTTGCCCACAGGGAACTATCAAATTATGTATACTCGATATCCACAAGGATTCATATCAGTAATTGCTAAGCCCCATGATAAGTAAAGAACTCAAATCACAATTAAGTATTCTCAAGGAAACTAACCCAGAATATATTCAAACCCTAAAGGATGCCGTTACGGCATCCTATAAGGCAGAACTTCAGGCAATCAAACCCAGTTCTACCGAAGAAGAGGAACAACTCAATATCGAACTCAAGGACATAGTATTAAAAATACTATTTGGGCCTTTCTATAATTATTTCGTATCAGAATACGTAGTATCAGATACTATATGGGAAGAACAGGATAAACTAATCGAGGACTTATATTATTACTTCAAATCATGACACCGTATATTCAACAACAACTTAAAAAGCTATGCGATAATCCAAATTGGTATGACGATATGCTCATCTCATGGGATAAAAACCCAAGAAATCAAAGGGAAGCTATTTATAACTACCTTTCTCATGTACAACTAAATGGGTTACTAGAAAACACTCAGATAGTTTTTACATTCATAGATGGCTACATGAAACCAGCTTTCTATTTCGAAATTCCCAGAGATACCAATCGATATCTTATACTGGGAATCCTCGATGAAGCAGGTTATCCTCATTGCTGCCTATTAGGCCAACCAAAACAAATGTTTAACCCTCAACTCAATTAACATCATGAAACCAACAATAACAGTAAACCAATACCCAATCGGATGGGAATGGCTAGACAGAGTACCTCTAGAGGACTTTAACTGGCTAATCGAAATATTCTCTACCATGACAGATAATACTGATACTTATGACTTTGTAGGATATACAGATTCCGAAACCCTACCAGGACAACAAAAGGTATGCTCAGTAGACAAAATACCATTAGCTAACTTCCTAAACGATGACCAAGGCTATAAATCCGGTATATCAATGTACGGTCACTATATAGCATGTAAATGCTTAGACATATCCTCAGAAAGAGAATACATGAATCAATATACCGATATAAGAATCCTAACTAATGAACTAGAGCCATGCTAACAAAAGGAAAATTCCTGGTATCTTTCGAGGTACCAGGTCACACTAAAGAATACACAGAGGGATTCACAGAGGAAATGGTAATCCCATACAGAACTGAGGAACTTAACACATACCTAAGGTACCCCAACCAAGAGATAAACAACAACCACCTCCACTCCGAACACATAAGATTACAGATAAGAGAAATGTTACAAATCCCACTAAGCGATATAACCATAATCGATATAATATCACTACCATGAAAAAGAAAGACCTAATATACATACCTCACCAAGATACTTGGACAGAACGTTTCCCTAATCCGGGCAGTAACAAAAATGATTACACTCTATACCTAAGTGATCCCCAAGCCCAGTATAATAAGTTACTCCGTACCCAACAGAAACTAAGAAACAAAAAGAAATGAATATCATCTATCACATAATCCGAATAATCCTATCCGTAGGCACCATCCTAACCCTCATACGTAATGAGAAAATATACCAAGCCTACAAGCACTTCCACCCAACAAACAAATTAAGATACCTCTTATCACAAATCCTAACCCTAATCCTATATACCTTATCACTAATATCACTATCCCACCTTTATAGGTACTTAACCATATACCTATAACCCATACCCTCCTCCCCCAACACAAAAATATAAAAGAAAACCTTAATAGCGCTAACTAAGCTACCATCCTAACTAAGGTACATATAATAAAATACCTAATACACATATACCCCTTATTATACTACATACATAATCAATATATCCTAATACATATCAAGGTACCTCGCCGGGGGTTTTGGGGATTTAGGCAAACAAGGCAAGTGATAACCCCTCTACTATACAAAGCCACTCAACTCACTATATAGCCACTATACCATATAGCTCTACTACACACTTTAAAGGCAATCACAAAAAGGCCTATGTGATGACAATTTTTCGTCCCCTAATGGCCTCTTATTTACCTTATCCGAATTACCTTACCAAGCACTATTATATAATACATATCAATTAAATTCAAGGTAAATATGAAACACAGAACTCACCCCAAATTTCCTAAGTATAGGATTTATGCTGACGGTACCATAATCAACAAACGTACTGGGCATACTCTAAGGCGTAAATACGCTTTGAAGATAATGAACGAATCTAATCAAAGAGTCCCAGTAATTACACCCAAATTAATTGCTGAAGCCTTTCGTATACCTAACCCAAACCATTATAAGTATATTAGATATAAGAATGGTAATCTCAAGGATTGGAGAATAGAGAATTTATATTGGGCAAGCTATACTCATAAGCCAGATAATAAATCCAAGTTAACCCCTAAAATTAAAAAGGTTATCAAGGATGTATCTCAAGGCCAAGTAGTTATAATTAATATTGATAGGGTAATTATAAGGAAATAGGTAATATGGTCCTAGAGCTTTATTAGTAATTGGCTAAGTATTTATATTAGCATTATTTATAAGGTTTCTAGGACTTATTGTGTTAAGGCAATCTCCATTAATGGCCCCCGGGGATTTTAGAGGGGTAAAGGCAAATTAACCTTCAAGGCTATTAAGGACCTCACAAGGCAATCAAGGATATTGCATATATTATATATTATTCTTATATTTGCATTGTAATAATAACATTTTAAATAATAGACGTATGAAAACAATTAATCAAATTTCAAACCTCATAATCCTTATCCTAGTAAATTACGTTAAGGATTATCCATGGGCATCTTACATTGCCAATTCACTTTCACAATTCGATTTGATATTGCCAGAACTAATGCAATCGAAAGCTAAGGAAATATCTATCTACCTTAACACAGATGATTGCCTTATGGAATTCTCATCCGAAATCCCTGACCCAGAGGAAATTGAACCCGATTTTACCTTCAACATCGAGTATATAACCTTTCAGGTATACTTCGATTAATTACTTAACCCAAGGGGGCATCTAGCCCCCGTTTATATTATATACATATGGAACTCAACGAATTACAAAATCGATTAACTAACATCATTACAGGTATTTCTAATCTGGGACCTAGAATCATCCAGGGCATTACTCAAGGCTTTATTAAATACTATATCCCGGACCAAATCTGGGTAATATCCATTACCGATATCGAAGGTATTGAACAAACCGCTATCGAATACTATACCTGGGACGAAGACGAGGATGGTCCTATACCTGGTATAAAACTTTTCAAGGATCTCAATATATACCTTGAACGAGAATTTTGCGAATACTAACACATTGCCCCAGGCCTAACTTAGGTACCTGGGTTTTTACTTACGCTAACTTAGTAAGCCATTATAGGCTATCCTAATCTCTATAGGCTTACCATAGTCCCTATATGGCCTTATTGAATTAGGACCTAATAGGTTATTAGAGGGCAATAATAGGGATATAGCTAATCGGCCTTAATTCTTTATCACCTTAGTCCATTAAGGGCCTTATCAATATACAGGTATATAATACACTCTCAAGAGGACAGGCATAAGCCATATAGGATATCCTTATACATATCATATATGCCCACTACAAGGCGTGTGAAGATTACCCTTGTGAACCCCCAAAATTAAGTGCAAATATTAAGTCCTTTTAGGGTGCACAATATTTTCTATTTTATGAATTTTTCACAAAAATAATTTTGAAAATAAAATTATTCATTTTCTCAAAAAATTTTCTTGAAAATGTTTGTAGATTAAAATAAAGTTCGTATCTTTGCAATGTGAGAAAAACAAAGCGATATTTGAATAAATTTTTAATTAAAACTTTTTAAGAAAATAATTCTCTAAAAATTTTGCAGATTAAAAAATAGTTCTTATATTTGCAATACAGAAATGAAACAAATACTACCTTATTAGAATAGTTTAAAAAGTCTTGAGAGTCTATTTGAAAAGGTAATAAAAATAATTAATAATAAAACTTTCAAGCATTTTATTATGAAAAATCAAATTAACAAAGTGAATGTAGAAAAAGCAAGTGCAAACGCAAAAGCAAATAGTTTAATTGCTTTAGACGTATTGAAAAGCGTTAAAGAAAAAAACGCGGGTCTTTTCAAAACGTCTTTAGGGACAAAAACAGAAATTTATAAAAAAGAACTTTTTGAGGGTGCAAACGAAAAGCAAATTAAATCGTTACGCAAAAAGTTCAGAAATGTAACTTTCAATTTTCTTTCCACGATTGCAAACAATGCAGATAAAAAACTAATTGACGGCTTTATAGACTTTTATAAACAAGTCTATGTAATAAACGATTTTTCTTTTTCTTCAATTGCAAGCGAAAACACTAAAGAAGAAAAGAAAGCGATTTTAATAAAAGGTCTCGAAATTGTGAAAAAATCAATGAAGTAAAACAAAATCAGATAAGGAGTAAAATTTTACTCCTTATCATAAAAATAAAATTATTATGTTATTAATTTTGTTTGTTATCTTATTAGCTGTTTTTGTTAGTGCTTTATATGTAGTTTATATTCTTTTAAAATCAAATCATAGAATAATCTCTACTATTATTGACGTGCAAACTTTTCAATTAATTAATGTAGAGCAATTTCTATTGATTGAACAAATAAGCATGAACTATTTAAATAAAGTTGAATATACAATTTATAAAAAATTTTCTTTTAAAACTTTTTTACTATACTTATGTTATTGTTTAAATGAACAATTTAAAGAAAATTTAAGTAATCATTTAATAGATAATTAGAAAACAAAGGGACAAACATTTTTATTTGTCCCTTACTTTTTATTTTTAAATGTTAAATTTAACGGAACCGTACGCCCCTTTTAGTACCACAACTTTCGAAGCTTTCGCATTAAGGGGTACCTTGAAGGCAAATACACATTTTAGTACCAGGAAATTTTGACACCTCGTATTAGAGGTATACCCAGATATCCCACACCACACATGCCCACATAACACACAGAGAAACCAGAGAATAAAACATCCCTGGCTCTCATCCACCTTATCCCTCTGGCAGATTACAATATCAAAGTTCTTTCTATAAACCAAAAACTTAAAAGATATGGAAGAAAAAACATTATTCAAACTAGCACGTGCAATTACAGATACAGGTACAGATACTGTATCTTCAAAAGGTGGTACTATAACCTACCGTATCACTTCCCTTAAAAGAAAACTAGTAAATGGCAAAGTAGTTTCAACCTCTACACCCTCTTGTACTTTGGGCTCAGCCTCCGTAAGTTGGGCTACTTGGGGAGGAGTTACCGTTGGAGATGGTTACTTAGATGTAAAAATTAACTATTCAGAAAATACTGGGTCCTCAAGGTCTACTACTCTGATATTTGCCCAAAATGAGTCTAATAACAAAATCAATCTCACAGTAACTCAGGGATCCGGTGTAACCTATAGTGGATACATAAAAATGGTTTCAAACTCACTGCCTTTAAGTGGTAGTAAAGGTAATACTGCTCAAATCCTTGTGATGGCCTATTTAAATGGTAGTGATGGGTCTAAAAAGCCAGAAACTCCCCATGTGGGTAGTGCTCCCGATTGGTGCGCAGTATCCGTTGCCCCAGTGGGTACTCTTGAGAACCATTACATGTTATTCCTGACCGCTTTATCGAGTAATCAAACTGGAGCTAACCGTTCAGGGCATATCTTCTTAACCTGTGGGGATGCTAACCTTAGTATACCAGTAACTCAAACTACGGCTAAAATTACAAATAACATCACAATAAGTGTATTTAAAAGCCCAACCTCTAACACCTCTGCTAGTTGTGATATAAGGTCAGATCAACTAGTAGATAGCAATATAACCTTTAGATTACAGATTCAATATGGTGTATCATCTGGTGATGTAAGAGAGTATATTTATACTTTAGCCAAAGGTAGTGCAATTTCAAGAAATAACTTTGCCATTCAAAATGGAGCTAATCCTCAAGTAGTAGATTATGGTTATTCTCCTCAAGAAGACTCTAAGTACATATATGATGTGTCAGTCATATAATTAATTCAGTAGGCTAATTAGTAACCCACATACCCAAAATATCAGAGCCAAGGTATATGCAACAGAATACCTATGCCAGGGATACCAGCAGGTAATATAAGAATCTGCTTTTAGTATTTCTGGATGTTCTTCTTCGTATTTTTTATCTTCTTCTCTAGAATCATACTTATACAATATGAAGAAAGGTAAGAATACGAAGAAGATTATTAAAGTAACTGGGAATAAGAGTAGGAGAATTATCTCCCACCCTTGCATTGATGTCCCAGCATAATTACCATCTCTATCAAAAAAGAATCTCATAGTAATTTGTATTTTATGTATCTGATTAATAGATAAATCGGAAATAGAGGTAATACTATCCATACCGAGATGAATAAAACGAGAGAGTGTATTTTGTGAGTATAGGGTAAATAATCCAAGCAAGCCCTTACAAAAAATACCGTGAACGGTAAGCATACCAAATAAATTATTGCTAATACAGTAGTCATTGTTCTTTGAGGTATTTGTTAATAATCTTGGTAAGCTTCTTATCAAATTCAATCATCATATCGAAAGCTTTCGAATCTTTCATACTTCTCATCTCCTTATCAAGTAATTCTATGTTTCTCTTAATTGAGAAATAGGCCTTATATGCAAGGAATACTCTTTCATTTTCTTCGGTGAGTGGAAGAATTTCCCCCTTTTGCCCATCCAATCTTGGATATGTATCATCAGGACCCAAGGTTCTTGCAACTTTTACTCGGTTACTGAGCATTGCGAATCCACCTTTTTTATCGATAGATTCCACTGTAACTTTCTCAATGATGGGTCTTCCCGATAATGTGAAGAGAACCTCATCCCCCTCTTTGAGCTTTTTGATTTCTTTCTTTTCTTTTTTCATATCTTTATTTATTAAGAATTTTTCTTTATGCAAATATACGAAATTATTTCTTATTTATTGCATTATCTATTTTATTTTTTATAAATTCATAGGCATTGCCCCGGTAATCTTCTAGCATTTTGTATTCCTGTGGAGATAGAATTACTCCGTTTACTTTAAAAGCATCTCTTAGATGTTCTGGTATAGTGCCTTGGTGAGTGATGTTATTATAACGGATGATGAAAAGTTTCTCTTTATCTTCATCTATAACACCAAGAGTGTTGACTGGTTGGAGTTTAGTTTGGTAAATTCCCCCAAAAGCAGAAGGTACCATTAAAATACTTCCCGGTACTCTAGTTATCCAATGAGAATAATCGGGAGTAATTACGGCAATTTTACCCTCTTTCTCAAGCTCTTTATCATAAGCTAATCGATTAAACCAAAAAGCACATTTAAAACAAACTTGTTTTCTTGCCATAAGTTGGGGAATCTCTCTAGTTTCATCGAATTCCTCTAAATTAATTGGTTTGCCACATATCTGGCATTCATTTTTCTTGCCCATATTGCATTATTTTATAAGTTATATATGATAATAGAACCTCGAAACATCCTAAAAATGGGTTATAAGCAATACTTTTGTTACTAAAATTGAACCATTAAAACTGATAAGTTATGGATAAACTAACAAATGAAATGATTAAAGACCTTGCTATTCGCTTAGGTCTAGAACCTGCTCTATTGAAAGCTGTTCAATTGGTAGAAGCCGCAGGTAGAGATGGGTTTTTAGCTGATGGTAGGCCTCAAATTCTCTTCGAGGGTCACATTATGTACAAAGAAGTACATAAGAAATTCCCTGACAGAGATTTAGCTTACCTTTGTAAGAGATATTCTACGATTTTCTTCCCTAAATGGGATAAATCGAAGTATTTGGGAGGTGTACACGAGTATAAAAGACTCGAATTAGCCAAAGAAATTGACGAAGAATGTGCATTGAAGTCTGCAAGTTGGGGTATGTTCCAGATTTGTGGGTTCAATCACAACCTCTGTGAATGTAAAGATGTCTTCGAATTCGTTCATAAGATGTCGGAATCTCATGCAAATCAACTAGAACTCATGTATTATTTCATGAAAAACTCCGGTTGTTTGAAAGAACTTAAGGAGAAAGACTGGGCTGGCTTTGCCAGGAAGTATAATGGTCCTGGATATGCCCAGAATGCCTACGACCAAAAACTAAGAAATGCTTACGAAAACTTTAAAGGTAAATTATGAAAAGATGTCATTTTAACAGCTGGGTAGCAAAAGTATTTCTTTTCCCCAGTTACAAAGCAATTACTCTGGTGTATAACTCATTCTTCAAACACAAAGTAGAAGAGTGTAAACCTGATGATATCAATCATGAGTGTATTCATCAGGTACAACAGATTGAATGTAGTATAGTGGGTTTGATACTTGGTATCATACTCTGGTTATCCTTTGATATATCCTTCTGGTGGGTAGTGGCCCTGGTTTTTGGATTCTTCTATCTCTGGTATATTATCGAATACATAATCATCAGGTGCTTTGCCAAGTGGGATAAACAGAATGAAAGGTATCATGATGTAAGTTTCGAAGAAGAAGCCCACAATAATGATAAGAATCTGAGCTATCTGGAAGACCGTAAGCCATTTGCTTGGATTAAGTACATTAAATTGAGAAGCTACAAGAAATGAAAAAACTAAGGGTATTGGGAGTGTGCGCTGGACAGGGTGCACTCCTGTTCCCTTTTAAGAAGAATTTGTTAGGGAACATAGAGATAAGGGGAGTATTCCACACTCCAGGCGAAGAACAATGGAAATTAAATTTTGGGGATATACCGTTCTATAAGGGCTTTTGTTTACAAGAATTCAATGAGAAAGTAGACATAATTATATCAAGCCCTGATTGCGGAGCAGCCTCAGTAATGAGGTTATCCAAAGTAAAGGAATTGGGTAATCCTAAAGATAACCGTAGTCTTAATCTAGTAATTGCATCAATACTCGAGTATAAACCCAAGATATTTCTTATAGAAAATCTACCAAGACTGCTAACACTACTTCCCAAGGATTTCTTTGAGGAAACATTCAAAGACTATAAATTAATTTTTCACGAAAGGTCAGTTTTAGATTACGGAAACTCCCAGGAGTCAAGGAAGCGATTACTCATCATTGGAGTACATAAAAAGACTGGTAAGAAATACTTGAATGCTTTTGATGAAGTATTTCAAGTAAAAACTCCAACAACTACTAGAAATTTACTTAAACCACTCACATTCTCTCAGAAAAATAATACTAACCAGATTCCCTTTATGAGTAAGACTCTGGCAATGTATGACTATCGAAAGCTACCTGAGAAGAAAAATCTCACAGTAGCAAAGATACATAGGCTCTGGGTTAGGGATTTCAAGGATGAAAAGAAGTGGCCTATCAAAACTGAAAAGATGAGTACTCTTCCAGGAGTATATCGATTAGAGTATGATAAACCTCCCTTAACTCTCAGACCTGCAGATAGGCAATTTAGACCCGATGGCTACCCTTTGGGAATAGAGGATTTCAAGGCAATTATGGGATTCCCCGATAAATTCGAAATTTACCTTCACAAAGATGGTGATACCTTCGAGGGTGATTTTAAGGATTACCATTACTGGCTTAACAAGGCAAGGTACACAATTGCCAAGGGTTCGGTTTATGAGGTAGGGATTTGGTTCAAAAAATGCCTCAAAAAGGCAAATACCAAGAAACCTTGAGTTTCAGCTTTATATATAAAGTCTTATATATAAGTTTCTGGGGTGCCTTGAAATATATAGATATATAATATACTACGTATATATATCTATATATTTATCTGCGTATATATAGCTATTCATATATCATATCGTAAGTAGTATATTTGGATATTATCTCACTTCGTTCGATAAAGGTAATCGCTAAGCGATTACCGAATAGATAGTATCATTAAAGCGTGCGAACTTCCTAAAATTTTTGAACATGAAGAATTTAAAGAGGGCCTTGTTCATTGTACTTCTAGGATTTACTATTTACCTTTGCTTCAGGAATTACAAACTTTCTCGAGAGGTTGATTCCCTGGAACTAGCGGTCAATGAAATCCCAGATACAGTATACACAGAGAAACCCTTTAAACCAGAGAAGAAGTACTCAGAAAAAATTGAACCAGGTAAAATCTTAGTTCATGATAATAAGCAGCCAACTCTCTTTCCTGATTCCATGCTAAGGCAGCCAGTTATCAGTAACCAAGATTCCCTGGTTCAAATTGTTTTGAAGAAAGATAAGTTGAACTTAAGTCTGTTCAATAAGGAGACTAACACTTATTCAACTAGACTATTCCCAATCGACTTAGATAAGTACAACTACAACTGGTATGAAGGTCAATTAACTCGAAAGAAAGTTGCAAGGTTATCACTTAGTCCATACGTCTATGGCAAATACAGACCTTTCAATAATCTCTTCGATATGGGAGCTGGTCTTTCAATCAAGACTAAGAGATTTAATTACAAATTCGGAGTCAATACCTTTTACTACCCAAAGATAAAATCCGGTATAGGTACTGACATCGAATTTCAAATAACGTATAACTTTTAAGTAATGGCAAAGACTATCTCAGAAACTAGAACTACATTAACTCGGGAAGAGCTATCAAACTTATCTCGAGTTTCTAGTGATGTTTTCTTTTTTAGCCTTTTTTGCTATGTGATACATCCAGTAAGAGGAAAGGTAAGATTCGATTTATACCCATTTCAAAAATCGGTTCTCTACAATTTCATTGCCCAACGATTCAATATCATTCTCAAGTTCCGTCAGGCAGGAATTACAGAACTTATTTCAATGTACTGTCTTTGGTTGGCGATGTACCATCCCAACAAAAAGATAAACATTATCTCTATCAAAGATACAACTGCTAAGAAGGTGCTTAAGAAGATTAAGTTCATGTACAAGAATCTTCCATGGTACCTTCAAACTCCCATAATCAATGGTAGAGCTGGAGAATACGGTTCTGCTTCCATGATAGAATTTGATAATGGGTCATTTATTGAATCTATTCCGACATCATCCGAAGCCGGTCGTTCGGAATCCCTTTCTCTTCTGGTAATTGACGAGGCAGCAGTAGTAAGATGGGCTGCTCAAATTTGGGCTGCTGCATTCCCTACTCTTTCCACTGGTGGAGCTGCCATCGTCAATTCCACTCCCTATGGAGTTGGTAATTTCTATCACTCAACTTGGGTAGATGCCATTGCAGGAGGTAATCCTTTTAACCCAATTCGATTATACTGGCAAATGCACCCAGAACGAGATATCAATTGGTATAACCAAATGTCTTCTGCTTTGGGAGCAAAACGAACTGCACAAGAAATTGATGGTGACTTCTTATCATCTGGTAATACAGTCTTCGACTTAGCCGATATTAAAGCTATCGAAGACTGCCTTAGTGATTACCCAGTTATTAAGAAGAGATTTAATGGTCAATACCGACAATTCTGTGAACCCGAATCAGATAAAGAATATTTCATTGGTGCAGACGTTTCAACTGGTAGAGCTTCTGACTACTCTTCATTTACTTGTATGGATAAGCTAGGAGAAGAACAAGTAGTATATAAGGGGAGAATGGCAGTGGGAGCTTATGCTAAGTTACTTGGTGATACTGGGAAGTTGTTTAACTGGGCAATAATAGCTCCAGAATCCAATGACGTTGGTTTATCAGTAACCTCTAAGCTTCAGGATGAAGGCTACCCTAACCTTTACTATTACCAGAAGATGCTGAAGAAAAAGGGTAAAAGTAGACCTGAGATGGATAAATCCCCTGGTTGGTTAACCACCCAAAAGAATCGTTCAGTGATAATAGAAAACTTGGAAGAAGATATTCGATTAGATCACGTAATCATTAAGGACCCATTCTTTGTACAAGAAGCTTATACCTTCATATACGATGGTTTGGGCAGACCTGTTGCAATGGGTAAACATAGGGCTAATAATTCAGCGGTAGATGTAGACCTTGAAGGAGATGTATATGCAGATGATGATATCTTCGGAAAAGCAATATGTAATCACATAAGGAAAGGAAAAACTAACGTAATCGTACAACCAAGATGAAAAAGTACTTCAATTTTAGTTGGGGTTGGGGACGTAAGAAGGACCCTCCCAAGAATGGTACATCCTCTAATAAAGAGGAGAAGCCTGCCACATCCATTTCGCCTGGTAGGGTTTCAGTTGACGATGATAGCGATAACTTAATTACATCATTACAAGGGTTGACTAAATTAGTTGAACCCTCTTTTCGTGTTGATGTGATACCTTTAATTCGGGATTTATATAAAGTAAATCCTGATATGGGCATCGCATTGCAAGATATGTTTAAGTTAGCTAACACCAGTCATACAGTAACTTTCCCTAATAATACCGATGAAGAGGCTTCAAAGATGAGAGAACATCTTAAGAAAGCCACCAAGGGATGGACCAGATATACTGCTGGTATAGATGGTTTAGTTAATAAAATGATTGTTCAACTTCTTGTAAGTGGGGCAATATCCGTAGAAGGAGTACCAAATGATAAGCTTGATGGTTTGGCTACTGTATTATTCCTTAAGCCAGAACACATTAAGTTTAAACGTGAATTAAATGGGGTGTATGCTCCTTACCAAAAGAATATAAATTTCTTTGTTAAGCAACAAGATTACATTAAGCTTAACCCAGAAACCTATTTCTATGTTGGTATGTTCAATGATACGGATGAACCTTATGGAGTTCCTCCATTTATGCCTGCATTGGATTCTCTCAAGGGTCAGAATGATATGAAGGTTAACTTCAAACATATCATGGAGATTTGTGGTATGGTTGGTTTCTTAGAAGCTAAGATGCAGAAATCTCCACAAAGACCAAATGAGAGTATCAAATCTTATGAATCCCGATTATACCATGAACTCAATATCCTCAAACGTAATGTTAAAGAGGGTATGAAGGATGGGGTAGTTGCTGGTTACATAGATGACCATGAATTCAAACTAAATTCTACTACTAAGGAGCTCGGTAATATCGAGAAGCCTTGGAATATGAACCAACAATCTGTAGCAAATGGGTTGGGAGTTAATGGCTCTATCATTGGGGTATCATCTACTACTGGTGAAGGTGCAACTGGTATAATGCTGTCTAAGATGATTAGCCAGTTAAAAAATATCCAAATGCTTGTAGCTTATGTATTAGACCGACTTTATTCTCTAGAACTGCGTCTGGCAGGCTTTAATAATAAGGGGATGAAGATTGATTGGGGAACTTCTACAGTTTCTGATGAAGTTAAAATCCAACAAGGTCTTCAGTATAAGATACAGAACCTTGACTTATTGTATAAGGCTGGTATCATTAGTCAAGAGCAATATGCTTGGGCAATGGGTTATGATTCTCCTGATGAGAAAGAACCAAGGGTTTCACTTGAGGACCAATTTGCTAAGGGAGGTAATATAGACCCACAAGAAGGAACTAAGAAGAAACAAAGGCAAGATGATAAAAACCAATCTGCTCGTAGGTCAAGAGATAAGAATAACCCGGCTCCTTCTCGAGGAGACCAAAATACTAAAGCAAGATGAGTAAATTTACAAAGAAAAACAAAGAGCATCTTGATTCTATGGTGATAGGTCAAGGCCATACCATTATGGCTGGGTATATCCCAGAAGCAGTGGGAGCCAAGGCTTTCTCAGAGAATTATTACAAATGGAAAAATCCTACACCGGATTCCATTGCTCAATTTGGGTTTTGGGGAGGGGATATAGATTATAATACTTACTATCCCAACCTAGACAAATCAGAACTAACTCCTAAGGACGAAGAGTTTATCGAACCAATGTTCAGATTACTTTCAGAAACGATTGTATCTAAGAATTGGAACCCGACAGACTTTGGTCAGAATGGAGTACTAAAGGCTTCTATGAAGATGTTGCTTGGTCAAACAGTAAACTGTGACCATGAAACCAACATCGGTAATGCTATTGGTGCTGTATCACAAGTAATGTGGCAGGAATCCTATAAAGACGGTAGCTTTACTATACCCGCTGGTATCAACGGTATTCTGAAAATCGATGGTAAGGCAAACCCAAGAATTGCTAGAGGCATCCTTATGGAACCTCCTTCAATTCATAGTAATTCAGTTACTGTACAATTTAAGTGGGATAAATCCCATCCCCAAATGGAAGATAACGAATTTTATCAGAAACTGGGTACTTATGACTCTAAGGGAGTTATGGTACGTAGAATTGTTACTGAAATTGTTCGTTACCTTGAGACCTCACTAGTTTCACATGGTGCTGATTCATTTGCCCAGAAAATTGGTTCGGATGGTAAAATCATTAACCCAACCTTTGCCAAAAGAACTTGGGCATCTTATGAAGAATACCGAGATGATAAATCGAAGCAATACTTCTTTACTGATTATAAATCAGATTTAACATCATATCAAGAAAAGGACGATACTCAGGGTTCTTTTAATGATAATGATGCCAAGGATAATCATTCAAATAAAAATAACATGAACGAAGAATTACTAAAATTTCTTGAAAGCCTTTTTGGGGATAACATGCTTACCCTGGAAGAAGGTAAAGAGATGAATCAGGAAAATGTAATTGCCTGCATTCAGACTTTGGTATCATCCAGAAACGAATTGCAAACTTCAGTAGATAATCTTACTACAGAGAAAACTTCTCTTACGGAACAGATTACCAACTTGAATGCTGAAGTAGCTAACTTGAAGGAAATGGCAACCGTAGGAAAGAATCACATTGCTTCTCTACGTGAAAATGCCGTAGAAACCTACAAGAAGTTGATGGGTGATAAGGTAGATGAGACAATCGTTACGATGCTCAATGCCGAGACTACTGGTATTACTACTCTTATTTCCTTGACCAAGGATTACCAAGCTCGCTTGGAAGAGAAGTTCCCTCTCACTTGCTCAAAATGTGGTTCTAAGGACGTCAACCGTGCTTCCTCAATTGCTGAGGATGATACCGAGGGTAAAACTGGAACCCAGGGTACTGATACCCAACGGAATTCAGAATCTCCGAGTACTAAGAATGTAATCGATAACTTGTATCGAAACAAAATCAAATAACTAATATAAATAATCCGCGTTATGGAAAAAACTAAAATCGTAAACGACCCTCAGCAACTTACTCTCTTTGGGGAAAGAACCCCGAGAGCGGTGATTTACAAAAGTGAGTCACACAAATTGCACCAGGCTTTCAATGTTAAAGCTGGAGAGAAAATCGTACAGGGTATGCCAGTGGCTTTGAATGAAGAAGGTTTGATTTACCCTTGCACTGATACAGCTACTCAAGTTTATTTGGGTGTAGCAGTAACGGATAACGTTAACCCTGCTTATCAACCTCAAAGAAATTTCCCGGTAGAGGTAACAGTAGCTATGGAAGGTTACATGATTTGTAACTGGGTATCAAACGGAAATATCGACGCCGGCTATGTAACTCCCGATGGAACATTGCTTAACGATAGATTCGTAAAAGCTAACCAAGCAACTTCATCCCAGTTCATTGCCCTTAATCCTGCAGAAGAGGCAAATGAGGTAATTCAAGTACTCATCAAATAAGAGAAAAGAAGTTATGGAAAATAAAATAGATATTACAAAGTTGAAGGCTCAGGATTTTATGAATGAGCTGCCGGAAATGGTAAGAAGCTTGGAAGCTGTTCGTTCCGGTTCACAGGACAAGAAGCCTGTAGAGGTAACTTTTGGAGAATTGGTTACCGGTAAATGGGGTATTTCAGAAGATGAACTTTTTGAAAAGATGGGCATCAATCCAAAAGTGGACACGATGCAGAACATCTTTACAATGCCCCAACAGAATATTCGTTGGATTGTTCCGGAAATCATCCGTGCTGCTATCACATTGGGTATGCGCCAGGCTCCGTTCTATCCAAATATCATTGCATCTGACCAACCAATCAATGGTTTACAAGCAATCATGCCGATGGTTAACATGTCGGATGCTGCCCCTGCAAAGGTTAATGAGGCAGAAACTATCCCATTGGGTGATGTTAGCTTCGGACAGAAATCAGTTAGCCTCTTCAAAATCGGAAAAGGTTTCAAACTTACTGATGAAGTTCGTAACTATGTTTCGCTCGATGTCTTGGGAATCTACCTTCGTGATTTTGGCGTTCAGTTGGGTTATGCTCTGGATACTCTGGCTATGGACGTTGCTATCAATGGTAACAACCCTGATGGCTCTGAGTCTGCCCCGGTAATCGGTGTATACGAAACAACTAATGGTATCACTTACAAAGACCTTCTGCATATTTGGGTACGTGCTGCTCGTATGGGACGTAACTTCCAAACTATGATTGGTGGTGAAGACCAGGCAATCGAAATGCTGAACTTGCCGGAATTCAAGGATCGTCACTCTGGTACTACAGAAGCTACCCTGAATGTTAAGTCTCCTGTTCCCAAGAATGCTGACTTCTACATTCACCCGGGTACACCCGACCAACAGTTGCTGTTGATTGATACATCTGCTGCCTTGATTAAGCTTACTGCTCGTCAGTTGATGCTTGAATCTGAAAGAATCGTTTCTAACCAGACTCAGGCAATCTATGCAAGCTTGACTACTGGCTTCTCTAAGATGTACCAGGATGCAACTCTGTTGCTGGCTGCTGACAAGAAGTTCTCAGAATTCGGTTTCCCCGAGTTCATGAACGTAGACCCATATTTGATGGTTAACCTAGAATAATAAGGGACGTCCGGTTTCATCTATATAAATTCCCTGAGAGGGTAGGTAACTAAAAAGACCTATCCTCTCTTTAATCATTTTTAAATCTTAGGAAATATGGCTAAAGATAAATATACAGTAACTGTGGGACCAAGAGCTTACAGTTTTCATGACCAATCAACTGGTATTACCGTTTGTAGAGGAGAAGACAAGGAACTCTCTCGTCGTCAATTCCGTGCACCAAAGATTCAGAAGGCAATTGCCTCTGGCCATCTGATTATCATTGCTGATAAATCAGAAATCGAAAAGTATTCAGAGGCCGACATCGAAAAGTTGGATAAGAGACTGAATGCTCAGTTCAAGAAAGGCATGACTCTTGAAAAACTTGCAAAGGGCTATTCCCTGGAAGAACTGAAACTGGTAGCAGGTCTTCATGAAATCGTTGCCGAGAAAGATGATACAGTAGAAACACTTATTCAGGCTTTGCTGGAAGAATTCGAATCCTCTTCTAAAGGGTAATATATGAAAATTACATAAGACAGACTAATATGAATAACAATCTGGACTTTTTGTACGTTACGTCAGGTCTGGAAGTTTCATTCAGAGTCATATCCAAAGTCCCGGCCAAATCCATTTTTGACTGGGACTTTGGCGATGATAAGGGAGAGGTTTTCAATGGTGGAAGACATGTTTCCTATTCTTATGAAACTCCCGGTTTCTATACAGTAACCATACATGTAACCAACTCTAATGGTTTAGATATCACCGTAGATAAGACTCTGGTAGTTTGTGATTATGGTCATACGGCATTAGCCGATACAATATATAACTTAATCGACCACTATATTCCTTCAGAGATATCAGAGGGAATGACCAGGGAAGATAAATCTATCTACATCACCAAATGGCAATATTATATTGGTCCTCTAGTAAATCACCAAATTCCTGCAGATAAGTATACTGATGAATTATGGTATGAAGCACTAGAAAACCAATTAATAATGGAATTGGCAGCATGGGACTTTCTCAATGTGAAGATACTTAATCTATTAACAAGTACTTCAGAATACCTAAGTCAATTAACTTCTACCAAAGAACAAACTGGTGATGGTACTTCTAAACCCGAACTTGCTCGTGGTGATAGAATAAAACAAATCACTACTGGGCCTACTGAAGTGCAATATTATGACACCTTGGCAGATGCTACAAGTTCCCTATGGAAAACACTTTCTCAAGCAATGCAACCAGGTGGATTAATAGATGAATTAAGAAAGAACCTTTGTATGTTAGCTTCACGATTGGAAATCTACTTACCATTCTGTGATGAAGTATTCAGAACCGTAGTTCCTAAAGTAGTTAACAGAAGGCAACCTGGAGTATTAGATGGGCCAAATCCAAGTGCTCCAGTGAAAGGTAGTAAGAAATCAATTCTAACTAAGTTATGACAAAAGAACCCTGGAGAATGGTAAAGAACCGCTCATGGGATAGATACTAGGCAATCCATAACCTGGGCCAAACATGTTAATCAGCTTCTCAGTCATGCCGAAGACAGTATACCTAAATATTATAACATCCAAATCGAGGCATTATGTTACTACAATGCTTTCAGAAACTGGCCTATCAATAAGGCAACTATTTCAGGAGAATTGGATGATGAAAACTTATCAATACTAATTTCTAAATCTTATATAGAACAAATCGGTTATCTTACACCGGAAGGTTATTGGGATTTTAATTGGGAACAAGATAGGTTTGTAATTAATGGTATAACGTATAAGCCTTCTGGAGATACTCAGACTGCTCAGGCAAAGGATGAGGCTTTAGTTTTCATGATTATCCTAAAGAGAGACCGAGATACTAAAGTTGAATTTGTAGAATAAAAATAAAGTATATGGCAAAGATGTTAGTACTGAGGTGGACACCAATTACTACAAACAGTGGAATTTGGTTTGATAGTAACTTGGTTATCCTTAACGGTACCTCTGGAGTTCATATTGAAATGAAAGGTAAGGGCAATGATGTAACGGCATTTCAATCGATGACCGGAAACAAATTTGTCACCTGCTTTCAAGATTACTTCGGGGATATCTGGGATAAAATAATACCTCATCCTGGTATAGGCCAGGTAATAAAGTTCCGTGTAAATAGGCTTCCTGATTATGCTTGCATACGGGGAGATATTGAGGACGGTGGAGATGTAAACCCCGAAAATCCGGATGTACCAATGAATGCCTTCTGTGGTTCAGAGGGAGAACCATTCAGGGATATCGATTCTGAATTCTTACTGGGTCGTCAACGTGCAGTAATTAATCCTTAAATTTT